TGCGGGAACACGGGCTACGGGAACACGGGCTACCGGAACACGGGCGACGGGAACACGGGCAACGGGAACACGGGCGACGGGAACACGGGCAACCGGAACACGGGCGACCGGAACACGGGCAACTGGAACACGGGCAACCGGAACACGGGCGACGGGAACACGGGCTACGGGAACACGGGCGACCGGAACACGGGCGACGGGAACACGGGCGACCGGAACACGGGCAACCGGAACACGGGCAACCGGAACACGGGCGACGGGAACACGGGGGATTACCATAGCGGGTTTTTCTGCTTGGTCCCCGCTACCGTTATTTGCTTTGACGTGGATACACGACTAACCCGCGACGCGTTTCAAGGTCTGCACGGGGTGGCGGCACAAACGCTATTGAGCGTCTTAGCTGAACCCACGCCCCGAATCCCCGAATCCCTGCCCCAAGCCGTGACCCGGCTACCCGGCTACACGTTTGAAAAATATCTAGCCTTGCATTCTGCCCATATTGCGGGTCGCTCTAAGTAACTTTTTTGGAGATAGACAAAAATGACAAGCAGAAAGGCGCAAGACCTCAAGCGCGAAGGGCTCTTGAGAAGGCTAGAAGCCTTCACAGCCGGACAGAATGATCGTAAAGCCGGGCAACCAGCCGCCCGCACGAATGGCGATTATCTTGATGGGTGGTATAGCCCGGACACGCTGTGCCCTGGGTTTTTGTCCCCGGCGCATTTTGCGGAGTTGCGCCCGCTTTTGGTTTGGTAGTTTCCCTGTTTCCCTGTTTCCTTTTGGAGTTCTCAATATGTACCTAATTCAACGAACCAACACGCAAACACATCAACCGGAATGGGTAGCCGATGCCGCTCTAAATCCGACCGGGCACAGTTATAGCCGTGACTTGCGATATGTTTTGGCCTTTTCCACGGAAGAGGCCGCCCGGCGTTACGGCGTTTGCGGTAATGAGTCTATCGTGCCCGCTTCCAGTGTTTTCGCCTTTGTCGTGCATCGCTAACCCTGTTTCCCTGTTTCCCTGTTTCCCTGTTTCCCTGTTTCCCTGTTTCCCTGTTTCCCTGTTTCCCTGTTTCCCTGTTTCCCTGGAGTTTACATTATGGCTACTTATACCTATTTCGTGGACCCTGTTTCGCGTTGCCTCTTGATTGAGAACGAGTACCGGCGAATGCTGGCGAATGAGTTTTTTTGTACTGAGTTTTTCCAGCTTCCCGCCCCCACCCACAACCAAGACAGCCCAGCCCTAGGGGGGATAAAGGTTGAGCTAGGCTGGATTGCCGGGCTGCCCGGTGGCCGGTTTCCCAAGGTTTCGGATTACGTGGAGCACGCTATCCGTGACAATCTGGACCCGGAAGATTTCACAGACCAGTACGATGATTTTCTGGATGAATACAGCCAGGGCGATTTGCAGGGCATGTTCAAGGGCTATTCGCCCTCTAGCGTCTTAAAACAAATCGACGAAACTGCCTACCGTTGCGGGTACGGCGACTACCTGGATGCGCTTACCGACGATAACGGGCCTGCAATCTACCTCTTGGGCGACTACTACAACCGGGAGAAGGTCCACGAAACCGCAAACGAAGCTCTAGACCATTTCCGCGACCTCGTTAGCGATCTGGAAGACAAGTTAGCGGACGCGGAAGAGATTCGGGACGAACTCTACAACGACCCGAACGCGACCCAGGAAGCCCAGGACCAAGCCGCCGAGCAGGTAGAGGAGATCGAAGCCGAAATTGAGCGACTCCAAGACGAGATAGAAGACGCTGAGCGAGACCTAGACCTCTAAAATCGATTCTAACGCAACCGGGCCGCCGTTTGGTCCGGTTGCCCCTTTTCTGTGTCCGGTTGCGTCTGCGCCCCTGTTTTGGCGATTTGGTGAGACTATGGAGATTGTTGTAGTTTTGGTGGCGGTTCTTTTGGTACTTGGGGGGCGGAAATAATGGTAGAGATTCACGCGAGCCCGGCGAAACAATGTCGCGGGCAATTACGAGGGCAATCCGGGAAGCCGAGGACCGAAAAACCTGGGTGACCCTGGTATTTAATGGCAAACGGGTACGAGTGTACCCGGAGAGCTACTGTATCGACATTGCTGAGAAGCTACAGCTAGTGCCCTACCCTAGGGAAGCCTGGTAAACTCGCCGTCGAGATCCTGGGAAGCGTCAGCAACTAGGAGCCCGTCCAGGTCAATCAGCCCTTCGGACTGCATCCAGTCTAATAGCTGGCTCTGTAGTTCGATGGGCATGTTGTACTTGGAGAAATCGATAAGCCCTAGGGTGTGCTCTACCTGTCCAGATACCCGAATCTCTTGGGCATAACCCCGATCTTTGTTGAGTGTTTGGCTTGCGAATATGATTGCCTTGGAGTCACCCCCGGCGATCCTTTCCATCAGCTTACCCTCGACGAAGTTTTTGCGCGCCCATTGGATCGTATCCAAGAGTTCTTGGAATTCGGGTTCCTTGCTCCAGGTATCCAATAGCTTTTTGCTGATGCCTAGCCGTTGGCAAACCGTGTTGGTATCAAAATAGCTTTGGGTCATGCCGTACACGAAGAGACTTTGCTTGTAGCGGTCGCTTGTGTCTACGCTCAGAAGTACCTTTTGGCGTTCGGTCAGCTTGTCGAGGGACCGCAGGGCTTCCCAAGTGCTGGCTACCGTTTCATCCATAGATTCGGCCATATACTTCTGGAGTTTACCGACCTCGATAGATGGCCGTACAACTTGTTCCAGGGCATCGGCTGCCCGGTTCCCGAGATCCTCGGATACCTGGGACCCAGCCGCCCGGAGTTCCTTTATCAGTTTTTCTAATTCTTCGTTGCTCATGATTCCCTTTCGAACCATACAACCGAGCTACCGGGTACGGGTCCGTGTCGTCTGCGCCCCGATACTTCTTCGAACCAGTTCACAGCCGCCACCGCGTGAGCCATGTCAGGCTCTAGCGGTTTGTAATCGTGGATCGCTATTGTCAGGTCCGGGCGATCCAGGACCATTTGTAGGAAGTCCTTTTCGTACAGGTCGCGGGGTGTGTGGGCAGCGTCATAGAATACCCCGTCCCCGTGGTCTAGGTGTACGTGCCCAGCTAGTAGGGCTCTTTGCCAGCACGAATCAATCTGGGTTACCTTACCCAGGCACCCGGCTGCCCGGAGATTGGTTTTCGCTCCCTCGAAGCTGGGAGCCCCGATTTGCGCATCGCCTCGGTAGTGGTCGATTGTGGTTACCCGTTCCGCTACAGCCGCGATTGCTACCGCGCTGCGCCCGTGATGGGTTCCTATGTCTACAACGTGCTTCACGCCCGAAAATACCTCTTGCAGTACCTCAGCATCGGCTACCGTTAGATGCCCCGGCGTATCGATGTACGCCATCTTTTCTACCTGCACCTTTTTCGCTAGTGCAGCCGCTACAGACTCCAGCCATTCACTCATCGGAGTTTCTCCAATTTCGATTTACCCAAAATGTCCTTGATCGATGCCGATTTTCCGGTTCTGTGGTCCCGGACTTGTCCCGATTTGAAATCGTACGTTCTGACGACGGTATGATCGTGAATCGCTTGATCCCGCTTAGCCTTTCGGGCTTTGGCTTTCGCCTCTTCCTTGGCTTGCTTAATGCGTTTCTCCAATTCAGTGAGAGCCATCCGGTAAGATGCCTCGCGGGTGCGGCAATCCGCGTACGCCTGGATACCCGTTTCAATATCGGTGATACGACATGCTGATTCTACTTTGTTTCGATTTTGGCCCCCTGGTCCAGTACCCCGCATATACTCCACCCGGCGACCGTTCTTTTCGCTGCTTGTCATCTTCCGATCCTTATTTCCCTTCCGCCGACTTTTACGATCGGCTCTATCTGCCATCCCCAGTTATCACAAACGAAGTCCAGGAGCATGTGATACTCTGGGTCCATAATTTCTGGGTAAACGATACCCTTTTCGGCTGCCCGGTCCCGAATCCATTGGATGGCTTCGGGCTCTGTGACTGTTGCGGGCTTACTTCCGCCCTGTTCGTAAAACTGGATCATGGAAGCATTATACCCGCTTTGGGTCCATGCGTTCGATCATTTTTACAACTAGCGGGTGCCGAACGGAGTCCGATGCCGAGAATTCGTAGAAACCGACTCCAGGTATCCCGCGTAGGCTATCCATCGCCCAAAGGAACCCGGAGTCCCGGATATCGCTTTGATCGGAGTCGCCACACAGGATCATTTTCGAGTGATCGCCTAGCCGGGTCAGATACAGCTTTAGCTGTCCTTTGGTTGCGTTCTGGGCTTCGTCAAGGATGCAGACCGAATTCACGAAGGTTGCCCCTCGCATGTACGCCAGAGGCAGGGTATCGATTTGGATTCCGGCGTTCTGGGTTTTTCGGCTACACTCCCGGATCGGGCTCATGTATGGCCCTAGCTTCTCTTCTACGGTGCCCGGCAACCATCCCAGGGATTCTTGCGACTCAACTATCGGGCGCGTGTGTATGACGCGATTAAAGCGATGGGCGCTGACTTCCTGGTTAGCCCAAGCGGTGGCTAACGTCGTTTTTCCGCAGCCAGCAGGCCCGGCAAGAAAGATCACCGTGTTTTCGGAGATCACTTCCCAGGCTTCAACCTGGGACTGGGTTTTGAATTCGAATTTCGGGTACCGGGGTTCCTGGATTACCGGCTTTGGTTGTGTGAGATCGATCGCGTCTAAGTCCAGCCGTCTTGATCGTCGTTTTGCCATTTTTGGCTTTCTGGTTCGGGTGCCGAAAAGAATGATTATACCCCGCTGGGTAACCCAGTCGGAAAAACCCGGCAGCCGGGATCGGCGCAGACGTAGGCTTCCCTCCTGGTCTACCCGGTCCCAGCACCTTGGCCCCCGGCTTCCGCCTCTGGGTTCCTCGGTGCTGGGTTTACGGTAGTAGGAGTTGGTTGCCCGGTTTCCGGGGTTGCTGTGTTTCGATTACGTGGCTTCTGTGGTGTTCTTCCGGGCGGCCCCGGTACGGCTTTAATTTCTAGTGACCAGATTGTGACCGGGACGCAGCCTACTTGCGGGATCGACTACCCGCGCGGAGCCCGGAGACTGACACCCTTTTGGGGCGCAGGCCGTTTTCAACCACAAAACAAGGCTGTCCTTCACCGGGATCGATTCCCGGCTGCCCAGCCGACCAAAACCAGATACATGGGTACTTATTCGAGCACTAGCTACCCCCATTTCGTTTTTATCCAGCACACTTGCTGCATGACGGGGATAGGTGCCAGCCGCTTCGTGTTCAAGGAACGCAGCGGCAGAACAACCTTACACAACACAATTTTCTGTATCTTTGCTCAGACAATCGCAGGGCTCCGTACCACGCTGCCGGGCGAATTACGGGTTACCCGCTATCGCCACTTTCGCACGACCCCGTTGCTATTGCAACCACGTCGTCGGCCCGATCTGCCACCGCAGCCCGCTACGAATGAGCCCCGGCATGGTAGCATATTTACCCGGTTTTGTCAACCAGATAAAAAACTGGGAATAGGACTACCGAGTGCCGGGTGCCCGGCGTATACTGTGGGTGGACTTGACAGGTCTTGGATCGGCGGCGTGGCGATAACCACGATCGGAACCCGCATTCTGAGATGCCAGCAACGGCTTTTAGCGGGCGGTTGCAAGCAGGTAGCCAATCCTACTCGATCCTTTTACAAGCAAGATGTCGGATAGCGACCGGCTGAACTGGTGAACCTTGGGCTACCACCAGCGAGGATTGGGGTGCTGCGGTCACAGGGACTTGGACCCTGATAAACGACTTAGCGAACGCACCATAAGGCCCAACCATACAACGAAAGGTAGACAATGGACGAGGCAATGAAAGAACGGTTCTCGGGGTACCTGGACGCCCTGGAAGCATCAACAAAGAACGCCGGGGATTTTATGTCCCAGGAAGCGCCAGAAGTAGCCAAGGAATACATTTCCTGGTACTTGCTCTCGCATGGCGTCGAAGCAACCGTGTTCGCGGCAATGCTGCTAGCCTCGATCGCCGGGGCAGTTTACCTTTGGAGAGCAAGGCAGAAAGTAGGCTCAGACATAGTCTGCCTAGGGATACTTACTGTGATGCCATTAGTGATTTTCTCGGTCTGTACTATTGTCTCCACGATGGCAGTGGTCAAAGGCATCGTCGCCCCGAGAGTAGTGATTCTGGAAAAGGTATCCCGCATCGTCAGCGGGAATTAGGGTCCTTGCGACCTGGGATGGAACTCAGGTTCCCTCTGTGCCCCTCGTTGGGGCACAGAGTTTTAACAACAGAAAGAGGTATACCATGACAAAGTCGATTACACCGGAAGAAGCGTTCAACGCTGCAAAGGTAATTTTCCCTACAATGACCAAGATTGTGAGGATCGGCAACGACTTTGTAGCTTCCAACCAGGATAACTACGAAGCGGGAACAGTAGAAATTGACTGGGGCTCCCTTACCGAGTGGCCCCCAATCCCAAAACCGGAACCAGAGATCGAGTACCGGGAGCCCACGCCTGCCGATATAGGCAAGATGGTCGATGTGCGGGACCACGACTACCAATGTTGGAGATCCAGGAAACTTATCGCGGTGTTTCCGTCCGACATACAAGCTCGATTCCTGGTGGAATCGCTAACGGGAGAAAAAGAGTTTGTTGGATGGCAACAGGCTCGCATCGCCGTCGAACCAACTCCAAAGAAGCCCACCCGCCGCCCTGCAAAAATGCCGGAGGATTATGGGAAGCGGGCTTGGTTCCGGGATGATGGCGAAATTTGGACGAAAGGCGTACTTGCTGGGCATTGCCATGAAGAACCCGCTTGGCTCAGCAGAATGGGCAATCGTTGGAAGTTCTGCGAAGTCGAGGAATAAGAGGAAACCATGCAAAACGAATTTGATTCAGGATTAGATTTATCAACGGAAGCTGGAAGAAAAGTCCGCGCCGATCGTGTTCGTGATTACTACCAGAAGATCGAACACGATTCTGGCGAGTGGATGCGGAGCGATCGTATCGAACGGATCACATCCAAAGGATTGCAAAAGCTACCGGATATTTCAACAAGGGAACTGGTAGCGATCGCCGTCCTAAGCGACATCGCTGTGGAGGCTTTGGTGCGATGCACAGACGAAGGGCTCACTTGGCCCGAGACAACCGCCAGCAGCAAAACATACTGGGCCATCAGTCCGGGAAACATGCTGATGCTGGATATCCCGTTCTTCTACCTATCGCGGTGGTTCACACCCGAGGATGTGGTGGACTTTGTGCGATGCGGCGTATCCTACAGCCCGCTTACCGATCGCTTGTTCGTGGTGCTCTGATGGGAACATTCAAAGGCCGCATACCCCTAAACCAGCAAAAATCCCGCGAGGTACGAGAATTGTATCGCGCGGGATTTTCTGTTAAGGACATCGCAAAGAAACTCGGGGTAACCGGGCAAGACGTGCAGGGAGTTCTGTGCTCTAATAAAGAAACCGTGTGCCTGGGCAACCGGAAACCCAGGAAGCCCGACCCCGTAGTGCATCCTAAGCCCGTTTGGGTGAAGGAAGTCGAGAAGCACACCGGCTGTCAAGCCATCTATTCCAAGGGTTTGGGCAAAGGATCGGAAGAATGGATTCTTTTGAGCCCGAACAAGGTAGCCCTATTGATTATTTGGGGCAGGGGTGATCTAATTCAGGGAACCAAGCCCTGCAAGCGGTTCTCAATACAAGGAATCAACCAAGCCGAGAGGCTTGCCAGGGTCCGGGCAACCAAGGTGCCCACCGTCAATTACCCGGAGATAATTCTACCGGAAATCAATCCCCAATCTGACGAGGACGATACAGATGAAAATCCGTTTTAACCATGTACATGGTTTCGGGGCAATGTCCCAGCGCGACTATATGTTCACCGAGGTATGTGGCACTCGGGAGCCGATGGACTTAGTCCACAATCTGCTAGAAGAGGGCTGGTGCCCCTGGCAGAACGATATGTGGTACCAAGGGCGTTCGGTACGAATCGCAGCTACCCACAAGCCAAGTCGCAGCACCCGGAAAGCCATGAACCGGGCAGGGATCACCTACGAAGTCAAACCGGTGGCAGAGGTCGATCGCAAGCATGTGCGACACCGCTACGAAGAATTCATCTCCCAGCACAATTTTAACTCTTACCTCGATGTAGACGAAATCCTGGATTTCGCACATGAGTGCATCGTAATCCGGGCGAACGACGAGAACACCCCGGTAGCCTACACCCTGCTATGGACCGAAAGCCACAACATGGTATCCCTACAGCATGTTGCTGTTCGGAAGCCATACAACCTGGGAGCCATTTCCCAGGCGATTGAATGCGAAATTGCGAGTAGCCGAGCGATCAAGTATGTGTATACTATGTTCGGGTACGATCAGTCCTGCAAGTACAAAGCAGACTTTGACGGGTTTGAGTGGTGGAACGGCAGAACATGGTTCACCACACTCAAAACCCAGTACAAGGCTCTCTGTGACCGGGATTCCAGGATTGAGCAGACTTTGGATTTAGACACGCTTTTCGAGTGAAGGATGTGCTGAATGAGCAACAAGCTAACCCCGCAAGAAGTGTTTGAGCATGTGAAGGCGTTGTGGCCGAGTGCTGAATCTATAACCAAGTTGGGTTCTGGTTACGCAATTTGCTATAAACAAAACGAAGCATGCTCTGTCCCCATCGACTGGCCCGAAGGCGTTACCGAGTGGCCTCCGCAACCGCGATGGGAGACGCCGGTGCTGCCGGATGATGGAGGCAAGGAATGCGAGTTTAGTGATGATGGGAAAGAATGGGTTGAAGCGATGCTAATTGGTTATGTCCAAACATATCGCATGAAATGGAGGTCTACGAATCAACCGTATAACTACTGCCGCATAGACCGCAACAAGTGGCCGAGGGGGAAGTGATGAAGATAGAAAAGGACGAACGAGGGATCGAAAGATTTGAGTTTGACGACGTAATGGGTGAGCGTTTCTGCATCACCCACTCGCCTAAAAATTATTCGGTTTATTTTTGGGCTAAGAGCGTATTGATGATTTGCAACAAATCCCAAGTCCGCGAACTCGTAGCCCACTTGTCGGCGTGGCTTGAAACGGGGAGCTTTGAGGTGGGGGAATGAAAACGGAAATAAAAAGCTCATGGGTCTTACTGCCCATCGGCACTCGAATTCGATTCGTGAAAAGCCTGTACGGTGATGCGACAGAAGATAGTCCAGCTTGCATATACGCCGAGAAGGGTGGCTTTGGTGAAGTTACTGGATACAACGACCATGAAGGGCATTGGGTCAAATGGGACGCTTGGCCTCACGCTTCGTTTGGTGCCGTTCTTGGGGATGAGTTTGTCGAGGTGTACTAATGAACCAGCAGTACGAACTAAAAACATCTAATTATTACCATCCAGAGCAGACGACGGGCCAGCACACAAACGGACCTGCAAATATATTCGTTCGACTGAGCGGTGAAAAACGATGGTACGTCGTTGACGGACTTCGTTCGCAACACGAAACGCGAAAAGTGATCGAGTTGCTTGGCTGGAAAGAGTTTGTGAGTGCTTACGGGCGAGAGGTGGGGGAATGAGTAAGGAAGTGTGGTACGCAGTACCAGAAGTATGCCCAGACAGCCGTGTTCGAATGAAACTTTCCGGGCAAGTGGATATTACTCGCCCTCGCGAGCAGATCGATATTGCCGAGCAGTGCGCTGAGCATTATTGGTCGAATGGTCAGGGCTATGAGTGTACTTGGCCTTTGGTTATTCGACTCTACTCCAGCGAAGACGGAGACGCCTTGGCTGATGTAGAAGTTTACATGGACCTACAACCCACATTCTCGGGAGTCAGGAAGTAAGGGGAAAACAATGGAAAGTAAAGCAGGCTGGCGATTTTTTGCATGCGATGAATGCAAAGGCGAATGGTGGGAGACTACCAGAGACAGACACAGCCCATCGGGCAACGACTGTCTGTTTTGTGGCTACTGGGTGCGTCCATCGGATAGGCGATTCTTGCCACTGGTATAAACCGACTCGCATGGCAACGTACTTAAACACGAAACAGAGATCGTGAGAAGCGGAATCGACTCAGACAGCTAGTTCAACTCAGCTTTCGCAGAACGACTCGTAGATCGGGTATAGGGACTCCATAGCCCGCCAGAATGCTGGACCGTGCTCTTTGCCGGTTTCTGGGTGTTCCATGTCCCAGGATACTACGTGACCCATTTCATGGATCAAGTAGAACGGCTGTGCGTAGTCGGGCAAACTCTTCTCGATTTCGATCACAAACAAACCTCGTTTGTGGTCGAAATATGTTAGGGCAGCCGCGTTCCCGGCCACCCAGGTAAGGCGAACCGAAAATCTGTTCGCCTGCACCCGCTTCCGCAACAAATTGGCTAGCTGGTGTACTGGTTTCATGCCGAGAACACTTTTCCGGCGTAACTTGCCTTTCCGCCGCAGATGATTACCGGGTCTAGGCCGAAATCCCCGTCTTCCCGGATATGGGCAAGCCCCACACAGTGAACCCACTTGTTCGGGGCATTTCGCATGTAGTCGGGAGCCAAGGTGCAGAGGCATCCAAGACAGGTAGCCGTATGCTTACGACTGGCGCTGATCGGGCTAACATACGTGGCTACTTGGTAGTCGTGTATGTGCCCGTAAACGATAGATACCTGGAACGATTGCAGGTGCTTCTGGGCGTGGTGCTGATTGGTATACCAGCCGTGGGTATAGTGCAGGTGCCCGGTACGGTAGACTTCGTTGTACTCCAGCACCCGGATCGAGTAGCCGTCTTTTCTCCGGGCCGAGAACTCTAGCCCTCGTTCCACTTCCACCAGACCCCGGACTTCCGGGTGCTGGTCAACATATGGCCCGGCGCGATCTTCGTGGTTCCCTTTGATGTAAACCACGTCCTGGCAATGCTTGGTGATTCGATCAAAAGCCCGGTTACCGGCTTCGAATTCTTTCTCCATTGAGACCGATGCCCGGTGAGCGATCGAGTCGCGGTTATGTCTTGAAAGTGGATCATAATCTAAGAAATCGCCGAGGAACACAATTTTATCCGGTTTGTACCAGCCCAGGATTTTGACGGCACAGGCAAGAGCCTCTTCGTCGTGGTTCGGGACATGGGTATCCGGGATGATTCCTACCTTCAACGGCTTCATAAATTATTTCCTAGATTTTCCAAAATAGATGCCCAAACTGCTTGCAGAACGATCGATCATCCGTACAATCTTGTGCTCATTCGGTTTTCGACCCCAATCCCTAGGAACCATAAAATGGCATCCCCGTACACCGCTGATGATTGTGATGGACTCTATCGATTTTTCCACGGTTTGGCTACACAACTAGCCCATACCTACCACCAGGAGTTCGACGACGTAATCCAAGATTGCATCGTGGAGTGGCTCAAATCCAAACATAAGTATAACCCAGAACGCGGCAAACCGTCAACCTTTTTCTCCTGGGTCATCATTTCCAGGCTCCCAAAGAAGTATCAGCAACGGCTGAAACGCACCCCAAAGGCTCTCACTGGTCGCCGAATCGAGGTAGCAGCACCCGAGCCCGAAACCATGCCAGAAGGCTACGCTGAGTGCCTGCGTCTGGCGGAAAACGCCTGCAACGAACGCCTGCGAACGAAGGCGCTCCGGGCTGAGATCGCTAAACTCGCCCCATCCAAAGTCCGGGAAGCCGTAGACTTTGTCTACCGAAAAGAACCAAAGACTTCCGTTTTCATCGAAGAGGCGTGCGTATAATGTCTTCGCCGTACTTTATGACCTTTGCCAAGGTCCCCGGCATCCCAGAGCCTTACGAACTTGTTCGTATCGGCTTCCCGGAGATGGGGGAACAGTACCTGGACAGCAATGGCACCACGGTACGGGTCGCCTTTGGCAAGGAAGAATTCCCAGGACCAGTGCCTGTGCTCTACAACCCGAAAGGCTGGAGACAGGCTACCCATGCGGAGGCTGCCCGGTTGCCGATAGCGGCAAGATTCCGGGACAAGTACAACGAGCCCTGGGTTTACGGAACCGTAGTTGAATACGTCCCCAGCCTTACCCATAAGTGGAAAGACGGGGACACTGGTATGTGGTTTAAGCGTTGTGAATTTTACGTTGGAGAATGAAATGTCGGAAACATCAGTAGACAAAATTCCATTGGAAGAGGGTATCTCGATCAACGGGTATGAAATTACCCGGATCGGATGGGTGAAGCCGGGTGAGTGGTTTATCAACGAGCATGGTAAGCCTACAAAGTACTCAGGAAAAGTCACGTTCATTGCCGCCATCCTGCAAAAGACCAAGTGGCGGAAGCCCCGGCTGGAAGACCTGGGACAGCCGCGTACAATCCGATACCGGGATACCCACAACACAGAATGGGTGCTGTCGGTGAATGATCTTTTCCGAGGCGTTGGAGCAATTGTAGCGATTTACCAAAACGCATTTCAAATCGCAGAAATAGACACGGACGGAGAAGTCGATTACAATTCGGAAACCCAGTGGGACCAAGTCGAAGTCTGTGACGAAAGCCTCTAATGTACACGCTGTACCCACACCAAGAGGAAGCAGTGCAGTTCCTTCATGACGTGAATGGAACTGCACTTGTAGCAGACGACCAAGGCTTAGGTAAAGACCAGCCAGTGTCGGAGCCTGCTCTCACGCCTGATGGTTGGAAGCCGATAGGCTCACTACAGGTGGGGGACTACGTTATTGGCTCCAACGGCAAACCGACAAAGGTGCTTGGGGTATATCCCCAAGGCATAAAGCCCATTTACAAAGTGGAAACGCAGACTGGACAATACACCAGATGCACCAACACCCATCTGTGGACAATATCCAACCGAGCTACACGCAAGGGGGATAGGGTTTGGAGAACATGCACTACAGCAGATGTTGCGAAGCAATTGGTGTCAGGATGCGATAGCTATCGTTCTGTTCTGCTACCGGCATTAAGTCCGGTCGAGTTCTCGGTAGCAAGTACTCTCGAAATAGGCCCATACACAATGGGATGCCTAATCGCAAACGGCAGTCTGCATAAAGGGTGTATAGTTATCACATCGCATAACGAAGACTCTCCGCATGTTTTATCTCGGTTGCAAGCGGAAGGCGTGAGCATAACAAAAAGCAGGCAAAAGATCGGGTGCGTCGCCACAGGATTAACGTCGCAGCCGTATCGCCGTATTATTGATAGCCTAGGCTTGAATGTGCTGTCAGGCGGCAAGTTTATACCAGAGGAATATAAGAGAGCCTCTGTAGCCGACAGGAAAGCACTTCTGCAAGGACTAATGGACTGCGACGGGTCTATATCTAAGACAGGGAATAAAGTAACGTATCATACGACTAGCCGTAGATTAGCGCACGACGTGAGCGAGCTAGTATTAAGCATAGGAGGATCAGCCGGTATCCGCGAGTATAACCGAGAAGCCCACGGAAAACCCACAGAGTTTCAGGTCTGCATCCGACTGCTAGACTGGGAAAACCCATTTAGCGTTCCCCGGAAGGCTTCCAGGTTCAGTCCAACAAAATGCAGGAAAGCGGTATTCCGCAGAATCGCCAGTGTAGAACCTACTGGCGAATTCGAAGAGTGCGTATGTATAAAGGTAGACGCGCCAGACAGCTTGTATGTCACACGTGGGTACATTCTAACGCACAATACTGGCAGCATTCTGTCATACTTGCACACAGACAAGGTGTGGCCTGCGATAGTAGTATGTCCTACCTCGGTGAAGCATAACTGGCGTATCGAGGCTGAAATGTGGGCACCCGGCATCAAGGTGCAGGTGCTCGAAGGCGAGACGCCTAACGAGATCGAACCAGATACCCAGCTAGTGGTAGTCAACTACCCGATTCTGCACCACCAAGCCCCAGCAATTGGTAGCTGGTTCTACGAAATCTTCATCTGCGACGAGTCGCAGAATCTGAGCAACCGGGCAGCCAAGGTAACCAAAGCCGCGATCTCGCTATCTCGTCGCGCGAAGCAGTGTATCTGTATGTCGGGAACTCCTATCGGGAACCGCCCCGAGGACTTCTACCCGACGCTGCACATGATTAAGCCCGCGATGTTCCCGAGTTTCACGGCATACGGTGCCCGGTACTGTGCTCCGCGCAGGACGCCCTGGGGCGTGGACTACTCGGGCGCTAGCAACCTAGATGAACTACACCAGAGAATCAAACCGTTTACCATTCGCCGCAAGAAAGAAATTCTCGGGCTCCCGGAACGCACTACAACTGTGGTTCCGCTAGAGATCGACAATCGGGAAGAGTACGACAAGGCAGAAACCGATCTCAAGAACTGGGTGAAAGAATCCCGGTTTGCCAAAGGCAAGATCAAGAAAGAACTCAAAGCCGCAGCGCTGACCAAGGTGTCGGTCACCCTAGGACTATCCGCCCGGCTAAAGGCTAGGGCAACCGTTGAGTGGATTCTGAACTACCGAAAAACACACCCGGAAAAGAAGATCATTATCTTCTGCACCCATATCGCTTTTGCCGATGTCCTAATGCGAAGAATCGATCCTCAGCGATCGGTACTGATTAACGGGAGCGTGAACGCTAAGAAACGGCAAGAGGCTATCGAACGATTCCAAAAAGACCCCGAGTGCCAAGTCATCGTCTGCAACATCGTATCGGGTAACTCGGGTATCACGCTGACCGCAGCCACTACAACGATCTGGTGCGAGCTACCTTGGAACCCAACCAAGGTATCCCAGGGGCAGGACCGCAACCACCGCATCGGCCAGGACAAGGAAGTAGAAATCTACTTCCTTGTGGCTAAGGGTACGATCGAGGAACGCCTCTGCGAAGCCATCCAAAAGAAACAGGCTATCCAGGATCAAGTCATCGACGGACAGGTGACCAAGAGCCTACCTATCTGGGACATGCTGAAAGAGACCTATGCCGACTAAACGCTGTTCGCTAAAGATTTCTGATATCCAGACAGCGGTGGTCGAGGACTTCGCAGCCATGTGCCGGGCAAACGGCTGGGACTACGGAGAGGTGATTGAGATTTTGATGATTCGCGCGATTGAAAAAGAAGAGTCTTTAGCATTTTCGGTACACTCAGCGAGGGTCCGAAGAAAGAATGGTGTAGAATGGCAACGAAAGTATGGTGTCTAGTATTGGTTTTGCTGTCGAGTGTTGCGGCAGCCGGGGAACGGGATTCGATCGCAAGGATTAGAACTCCCGACAACGCATCTGGTACCTGTTTTGCTGTGAAGACGATACCCGGCAAAACATTCTTTGGTACCGCAGCCCACGTAGTACAGTACCGGGAAAGTAAGCAGCAAATCTATTCCGGGAACTCCTACACGATCATTCTGCCCTCGGGCGACTCGATTCAGGGTACCTGTGTCGCAGTAGAAGCTGCCAGCGATCTAGCGATCGTTCAGACCCCGGAAGTCGATATCCCGGTGCTGGAGATCGGGGCTCCTGATGAATGGGTAGGCGAAGGCGGACCCGATTATGCGCCGCCCAGGGTGCCCTGCAAATGGCTAGGATTTGCCGGTGGCAGGGAATCAGCGACAGAAAGTATCGGATTTCTCTCTTTGCTCAAAGACGGATATGTGTATACTGATGGCGTGGCTCTGCCAGGGCAGTCGGGTGGTCCGATGCTGGTGAAGGGCAAAGTAGTCGGTGTTATCTCGGGCGGGATGGAGTGGCTGGGGAAAGAAAGTACCCAGGGAACTTGGCCCACCCGAGCAGGCAGCGGCAAGCGACTCAAAGAAATAGTAGAGGCAATGAAATGACCCAAAAGCTAGCCCCACAAGAGGCATTCGATCGAGTCAAAATCCTATACCCAAGCGCCGACATGATCGCGGTCACTTCGGTTGACGATATGATTCGTATCCGCGAAAACGGCGACGACTGGTTCAAGTGCATACCACTCGATGTCGAATGGGGCGAGGACGTAGTGTATCCACCTGTTCCTGGGTACTGCGACGGCGGCTGGGTCAAGTTCTGCAAACCCACGCATAAACACCCATTCGACTGTGTTACATGGGCAAATGGTCTGGACGGGCGCAGGGGCACATGGGTGCAACTGAAACGATTGCGAGCCAGTGACCGCACCTTAGTCACCTGTGATGGGGGCTACGCCGTTCCGGTTTATTGGTGCTCATCAGAAGCAAAGCCAGAGCCCAAGATTCAAACGCGCCCGGCACAAATGCCGGAAGACTGGGGCAAAGAGGCGTGGTTCACAGACAATGAAAAAGAACCGCTGGAGAACTGGAAAAAGTCCACTATCTATGGGTATTTTCCCGATTGGACGCACGGGTGGCAAGACGAGGATAGCACAGGTTGGCGGCACGCCTTTGTTGAAGTTACCCCGCAGGATACCCAGGAAGTCCCCCCGGAAAGAGATCCTTCTCGTCCGATCGATCAACACGACGTGGGTACGATCATCGAAGTGAGCGATACCGGTAATTTGTGGTACAAGCGTAAACTACTGGCTATCGGAATCGACACGACACGCAACCAATACGTTTGTCAGGTAGCTAACGGCGGGTGCGGCGACGTTCCTATGGTAATATCGCCAAGGGACGAAGGACGGGCAATGACATGGAGGTTCGCTCGCCGGATTCAGGGAGCCAAGTAGCATGGGATTCATACCAAAAACACCGGCAAAGCCATCAAAGGCAACCGGGCTCCACTTGCAGTACAACCCAATCTCTAGCGGCAAGTCGCAACTAAAAGATTGGAAGACGATCGTGGAGCGAGTGGGGGAGCAGAAGGCTGAACTCCTGTACACCTTCGTCACCCGGAACTTCTCAAGTTTCCCTTCCAGCCCTTGGCTGGTAAGAAACCTGGATACCTTGATGGCCCAGGCTGAACAGGACCCAGAACTATCTGGATACCCAGTGACCGATGAAGCCAAGGAAATGGTCAACCGGTCGCTGGTCTACGGCATCTCAGAAGAGTATGTGCAACAGGCTCTCGATCGCTACCGGCTGTTCTTGCGTGAATTGCAAGCCTACAGCGATGATGTGTTTGTAGGTATGATGATCTGGAGCCGACTCCCGGCTGCCTGGGATTTCGCTATCGAGTGGTACCGGGACATCAAGCCGAACGGCACACCCCGGCACCGCAGGCTGGTGCTGGATAGCCATGAATTCCGGTCCTACGTGCGAGCGTGGGGCAGAAACATGGGCGTGAGTGATGATCGAATCAATGCCTGTATCTCAGACTGCATCGATAAACTGAAATGAACCTAGTCGAGTTTCTGCAAGAGCATCGGGTAAAGTACGATACTAACCACCGAAAGCACGGGCGACCGGGCTGGACGCAGTTAGAAGAGTGCCCCCGATGCTATTCTCGCAACTATCACCTAGGTATCAAGAACGATTGCAGCCGCGCGAACTGCTATAAGTGCGGCGGGTTCAACGTAGCCCGGCTCCTACTCGACGTGACAAAGGCTCCCTGGTCCGAGGTGAAATTCCTTGTCGGGGGTCGCATCTATATCCCGCCCACACTGGATACCGGGAATGCGGGAGTCTACACCGAGCCCCGAGGCGTATGCGACCTCGATTCTACTCACATTGCTTACTTGAAGCAGAGGGGACTCGACCCCGAATACTGCACAAAGGTATGGGGCATCCGGGGGCTGGGACCCTGGGCTGAGTACCCGTTCCGCGTATTCCTACCCATCTACTACCAGAATCGCCCGGTATCCTGGACTTCCCGCGCTACACATGGGCAGGAGCCCAGGTATCAGACGGCTGCCCCGCATCAAAAGTCCTTAGACGAGAAGCGGATTCTCTATGGAATCGACTTTATACGAGAAACTACGATCGTTCTGGAAGGTCCATTTGACGTTCTCCGGGTAGGTCCTGGTGCTGTAGGTACTTTAGGAACTTCGGTCACTCGCGCACAATTTTCTATCATCGCGAGCATCCCTCGGCGTATACTGGTTTTCGACAACTCGGAACGAGCACAAAAGATCGCAGATACCTTGGCCCAAGAACTTTCGCTGTTTCCGGGGGAAACCATTCGGGTAAACCTGGATGCCGAGGACCCTGGATCTGCTAGCGATTCCGAGATTTACGCTTTACGAAAATTCGCATTCGGAGAACATTATGCCAGTATATGTCACAACACCTAAGCAAGTCCCTTGGCCCCACGATTGCCCAAAGGGGTATAAAGTGGTCGCGTTCCGGGAGCCACAGCCCGGTGAATCGTATCAATCAAACAGCGGCTGCGTGCGGGTATCTTCCGGATGCCTTTCTACGGAACTGGGAAATGATCCCGAGTTCGGTTACATGCGACCGATTCTGGACAAAGTCGCTCCGACTTACCGACCGTTCACCGTCGAGGAACTCAAGTTACACGTCCCTGTCGGGCTGGTACTGAAACTCAAGAGCAGCGGCGACAAACTGATGGTGACAGCTATGTACGCTAATGGTAGTGTGCATGTGACCTCGTACGGCCCAAGCACGCCAGCCGACTTGTTCAAGCACTTTACGTACGACAGCGGCATGCCATGTGGCGTACAGGAATAATCGCTGCATTGTTGTGCGGTTTACCGTACGAGTTGCCCGGCACCCAGTATCGCAGCGTCGATCTGGTAGAACTGAATCACTTCGTAGACAAGAAAACAGGGAAAATAGTTTACGATCAGTGCATATTCTGGTACCATGACGTTGAGGATGGTAAATACCACGTACTGGACTGGATCTTGCAGGATGTCAACAATGCCACTTTCAAGATCCGACACAACGCAGCCGGAACTACGGCAACGGTAAACCGCGAATCCACGCTCCGGGGCACAAAGGTGGTGCGGTGGGTAGTGACAGGGAAGCTATTCAGGGAAACCTACACTACCTTTGACCCCGAACGCGAAGACCGCAGAGAACACGGAAACAGAGGCAACTTGTGGACATCGTTAGATATTCGGGAGACGACGAACGACTAGCCCTGGTAGGCATGTGCCTGAATACCCAGGTCCTGGCAGCCGTAGCTTCTACGTGGCAGCCGGAAGTCTTCTCGTCCCGATGGTCTAACGTGGTTGCCGGGTGGTGCGTACGGCACTACAACCAGTTCAAGGAAGCCCCAGGGCAAGCAGGCATTACAGCCATGTTTGCCGACTGGGCAAGGTCCGCAGACAAAGACACAGTCGATATTGTTGGAAAGCTAGTGGGCTCCCTGGACCCCAATTCTTTGGCTTCTACGGAATACACCGTGGAACTCATAGCCAAGATCGGGCTCAGAAACAGCACCCGATCCCTTGCGGAGAAAATCCAGGGAGCCCTAGCTAATGGAAAGATCGAGGAAGCGGCAGCCCTCAGCGAATCATGGCGCAGGCCCCAGGTAGGGGTAGCCACAGACGGGGTATTTTTAGCCGAGGACGATAACGCGATCGATGCCGGGTATGATAATTTCACGCCTGAGCCTCTTATCGCGTATCCTGGCGCACTCGGCAAGTTCTTTGGTCCGATGCTTAGCCGGGACTCATTCATAGCGTTCCTGGCCCCTTCTAAGCGTGGGAAATCGACATGGCTCATTGAACTCGCATGGCGAGGGATTCTGGCAAAGAAGCGGGTGGTGTATATATCGCTGGGCGACATGAGCCAAGCCCAGGTAGTACGTCGATTCCTGCATAAGGCAGCCAAGAACCCGGTAATGCCAGGATCGTTCCGCATCCCGACCGGGCTAACATATGAAGGTAAGGAGCCCCGAGTGGAGTATCGGGAGCACTATACCAGCCAAGGCATGACCAAAGAGTTAGCCAAAATCAAACTCAAGGCAGCCCTAGAAGACGACACCAAGCGACTGCGAGTAGTCTGCAAAGGTGCAGCCACTACTACAGCCGGGGACATAGCCGGAATGATCGAGCGATGGGCCGATCAAGGCTGGGTACCCGATATCGTGGTTACCGACTACGCGGACATCATGGCAGGGCTGCCGTCGCATAAAGACCAGCGAGAAAGGATCAACTACAACTGGATGGAAATGCGGGCTACCTCTACCCGGTTTCACTGCTTGTATCTTACGGCTACCCAGGCGGATACAGCCGGAATGGACGCATGGCTCCTGGGACCCACGAACTTCAACGGCGACCGAAGAATCTTGGATCACCCCACTGGGGTAGTTGGCATCAATGCCACGCTGTACGAGAAAAAGATGGGGGTAACCCGATTTAACTGGGTGGTGCTCCGCGAGGAAGAGTCACAGAAAGACAACCCGAGCCACATTTGCGGGGTGGCTGGGAACATGGTAGTAGGGTGCCCCGCAATCATTTCGGAATGGGTGAAGTAATGAATAGTGATGTAGTAATTTTCGATATCCAGGCGTACGAGATTACTGATGTATCTGAGCAGATCCACTCAGCGAACAAAAAGTGGTGGACCGACATGGACCCCAAGAATCCCAAGGACGTGACCGTCAAGCTGGCGCTTGTGGTGACCGAGGTATCGGAAGCGATCGAGGGCGTTCGCAAGGGGTTGATGGACGACAAACTACCTCAGTACGAAATGGTGGACGTTGAGATCGCCGACGCGATCATCCGTCTACTCGATCTCGCAGGGGCGCGTGGAATCGACATTGGCTGGATCATCAGAGACAAGTTGAATTACAACGCCGTGCGGGTAGACCATACCCAGGAACACCGAGACGCCGAGGGCGGAAAGAAGTTCTAACATGCAACACATCACCGTGGGATTTCTGGCGCCTGTTGGCTGGTCACTGATTTACTGCATCGACCCTACTATAGCGGCGTGCTTTGTGCCGGTGATTGCCAACATCGCGTACCTTGGTGGGTTTTACGATGGGGAAGCCCTCCATGAGTAAGGTAATCGATCTTTTCCGTCTCGGGTATATCGTATACGGTATCGCCTTTACCTCGTTTCTGCTTTATGCGGCTACCGGCTGGTCCGGGGAAACCATGAAGTACATCCCAGGCAAAGGCTATCTCCCTCAGAGATCCGTAACGATCCGAGACGATCGGGGCAGGGTACAGGGTACCCTGCAACGCACACAATCAGGAGCAGTAGCCAAGGATTGGCAAGGTCGCGTACAGTACACGATTACCGAGGGTCGGGAATTGGTTGTACGCGATTGGCAGGGGCGAATCATCGGAAAGATCAAGCAGTAATGCACGCACAGGATCTCAGACCAGCAACCAAGGAAGCCTTCACTCTGTTTCACAAGGGCGCAGTAGCCCTTGCGGAAATGGAGTGCATTGGTATTCCGATCAGTTTAGAACGCCTGGATGCCTCTGAGATCGAGGTGCGGCAAAATATCCGGGAACTGGAATCCACGCTGCGGGAACATCCAGTGTACGAAGCCCAGCGAATGCGATTCGGCAAGGAAACCAACATCAATTCCAGGCCACAGCTTGCCCACATCCTATTCCACGAACTCGGTGTACCGCATCTGGGTAAATCGAGTTCCGGCAAATACAAGTTTGACGACGAAGTTATTGCCGAACTTGAGGTGCCCGACAACATCCATGACTACCTGGAAACATACCGGGCACTCCAGAAGCTGTACAAGTTGCAGGGTACCTATATTGACGGTTTGCGAAAGGAAACCGTCAATGGGCGTATTCACGGATTCATCAACCTGCACTCAGTTACCACGTATCGGGGAAGCGCGGATTCCCCGAACCTGAACAACCTACCCACACGAAACCCTCTCGTTGCGAAGCACATCAAAGGGGCGATCGTCCCGACGCCGGGATTCGCGATTGTGGAAATCGATTACTCAGCACTGGAAGTGCATATCGCGGCGTGCTACCACAAAGACCCGACGATGATGCACTACCTAGAATCTGGGTACGATATGCACTCAGACATGGCTGTGGAGTGCTTTTTGCTGGAAGACGGTTACCGACAAGCTAACCCAAAGAAGTTCAAACAGATTCGCCAAGAAACCAAGTCCGGGTTTGTTTTTTCGGCTATGTACGGTAACTACCACGTAGATATGGCGAAACAACTATGGAAGGTCGCCCGGAAGATGGGTTTACTGGAGCATTTGGCCGCGAAAGGTATTACCAGTCTAGGTGTGGTTCCTGAGGGAGAAGAATGTAGGGTAGTTTACGCACCTAATACTTATGTGCAGCATATCAAACGGGTAGAAGAAGCATTTTGGGGTAAACGGTTTCCAGTATATGACCGCTGGCGGAAGGACTGGTTTCGTTCGTACTGCACAAAAGGTTACTTTGAGACGCTTACCGGGTTCCGGGTACACGGGGTTTGGAAAAGAAACGAGGTCATCAACAGCCCGGTACAGGGCTCTGCATTTCACTGTCTCCTGCAAGCCGTAATTGATGTTCAAGCAGAAGCAAAGCGTAGAGGTATGCGTTCCAGACCTATTTTAGAGATCCACGACTCCATGGTATCAGAAGTCGCTTTGGACGAACTGGACGATTACATTGCCATGTCCACTCGGATAATGACAACGAGCCTGCAAGCAAAGTGGAAGTGGATCATTATGGACTTAAAAGTAGAGGTTGAGGTCGGCAGGGACTCCTGGTACGATAAAACAGCATATAAAGGATAACAAAAACGTGGCATCAGCAATGATTAAAACGAAGAGCATAGTCACCCCTTCTAGTAGCAGATTGACTGTGCTCGGTCCATCGTTTCGCGTCCGGGTGCGTCCCAAGAGAGTAGAGTGGCTTGTAGTGGCGGAATGTCAGTGCGGCGACCTGTCCATTTACTATTCGGATAATGTGGTTTCCGGTAAAACAAAAAGTTGTGGCTGCTATAGAAATCAACGCACGGCAGAAGAAAGTATAACGCATGGACTATCCAAGACACCCCTCTACAAAGTATGGAGAACTATGCGGGCTAGGTGTAATAATCCTAAAAACGCATCCTGGCCTAACTATGGTGGGCGTGGTATTCGGGTATGCCAAAGTTGGGATAATCCTAATAATGGTTTCCTGGCATTTCTAGCGGACATGGGCAATCCCCCAAGTCCCGGCATGACCGTAGAGAGAATCGACACGAACGGGGATTATACACCAGCGAACTGCAAATGGGCCACAAGACAAGAACAAGCGGAAAACCGACGAAACGTGATACGAATCACGTATAAGGGAGAAACCAGAACATTATCGCATTGGAGCCGTGTGACTGGGATTCCCCTACAGGTCTTGTACGGTAGATACAGTAAACTGAAATGGAACCCAGATCGGATGCTAACAACACCGGTCGCAAACAAAAAGGCATACTCAGAATGAAACACCAGACGCTACGAATCCCACCTATGGTGGGATTCATCGGCGCCCAGAACGCGGGCAAGAATGCTTGTGGCGAATACCTCGCCGCAACGTACGGCTACGTTGTGCGGCAATTCGCGAGCCCAGTCTACGATGCTGCCTGGGCAATCAATCCCTGGGTCTGCGTCAGCCATCCTGACACAGCACCAGCGACCTTCGAACGACTACAGGATGTAGTCAATCGCCTGGGCTGGGACATGGCGAAACGAACCTACTCCGATGTTCGGGAATATCTCAAGAAAGTCGGCACCGAAGCTGGGCGAGATATACACGGGCCTGATTGCTGGGTACACATCATGGATCAGCGATCCAAGGATGCCCGATACCTAGCGATCTGTGATGTTCGCTTCGAAAACGAAGTGAATTTCATCCGGGATCACGGCGGAATCATTATCTGGGTACGACGCCCCGGTAAGGAACAAAACGCCTCAGATACGCACATCTCGGAGCAACTTTGCCGGGCAAAGTATTCCGATTACGAGCTATGGAACGAATCCAGTCTCGATCGACTGCACGCGAGGATCGAAGAGATTCTCGACCGATACGAAGGGCACCCACAAACCATTCCTTTTCAAAGTGACGTATGACAACCAGCGAACTATACAAAAAGTACCGACCCAACAACTTCGATAGCGTTGTCGGGCAGCCTTCCGCCGTCAAACAGTTGCAGGGATTCCTGAAAGCCGGGAACGTGCCTCACGCGATCCTGTTCTCGGGACCCAGCGGCTGCGGCAAGACTACCCTTGCCCGAATTCTAGCCAAGGAAATCGGCGCGGTACCCAGCGAGATTACCGAGATCAACGTGGCGGATTCTCGGGGTATCGATACCGTCCGCGAGATCGAATCCCGCATCAACCTGCGGCCTTTGATCGGCAACCACAAAGTATACATCTTGGACGAGTTCCACTCGATCACGGCAGCGGCTGCCCAGGCGTTCTTGAAGATGTTCGAGGATGCCCCAAAGCACGTCTACTTCTTTGTCGCTACCAGCGAGCCCCAAAAGATCGCCAAGGCGCTCAATACCCGGCTCACGCACATCAAGCTGGACTTCGTGGTAGACCGCGACCTGATGCAAATGCTGGACAGCGTGCTTTACGCTGAGTACGGCTCCAAGTGCTGCGGTACCATGCTGGAGAAACTGGCTGTTGCGGCGTCTGGATCGCCTCGGAAAGCCCTGGTGCTGGCAGAGCAGTGGGTGGCAGCCGGGTCCACCACCGAGGCAATGCAAGCCCTGGTGGAGTCCGCCAAGGACGAACCCCCGCACCTGATTGACCTGTGCCGGGAACTGATTAAGGACAAGCCGGAATGGTCAGTAATCTATCGATCGGTGCAGGCTATTCAGGACTCAGAACTCGAATCTGCCCGGTGGATGATTCTCAAGTACGCGGAAAAGTGCATGGGGGATAACCGGGCTACGTTCCGAAAACGGGCTGCCCGGCTGGCGGCTGCCATGTCGAAACCGTTCTTCGACGGGAAGCGTCCAGAATTTTTGGCGAAAATTGTTTACTTCGTCGAAGGTGCCTGAGTATACTGACTCCAGGTAATCTGCCTTGGCCTACAGAGAAGGTCACTGGGATTTAGGTTCCAGTGACCTTACTTGTCAACCCGTTCTGTACAATGGAGCAACACATGAGTTTATCGTTGAAAATCACAGTTGAGTCGCTGCCCGAAAAGCTGGAAACGCTGGCAGACGACATCAAGAATTGGTCCGAGGACCTCGCTCGCGCTACCATCGCCAAGATGCAAGCCGAGATCGAGGAAGAACGAATCATCGCTCAGACCAACATTCGCATTCGCCAGAATCCCCTCGACTACGGCTTGGCAAAGCCTACCGAAGATGGTATCAAAGCGAAGATCCTCTTGGAGCAGGCTGTCATCGACGCCAAAGCCAAGACGGTGGAAGCCACAGCGACGTTCCTCGCGACCCGAGCAGTGGTAGACGGTTTGGACGCCCAGCGTTCGAACGTCAAGTACATGGTGGAGTTGATCTCCAAAGGTTTCATTTCTATGTCCCCAATGGGTAAATAATTATGTCAATGGACGCATTCGGCGATTTCGACAGTTTTGGTTTGATGGGTTCCCTGGGAGAAGATTCCCAGGAACTCGGTGTTCTTCGCATCCCCAAGGGCATCGACCTTTGGCGACCCAAGGAAGAATGTGTTGTCACTTTCGCATTTATTCCATACATTACTTCACGTCACCGCACGGCGGCTCCCGGTTCCCCTCACTACGTTTCGGACTACTGGGTGTACCGTCGCCTGGGTCCAACCCGCAAAATGAGTGGCATCGACGCCGCGAAGACTTTCGGACGCCCTTGTGCGATCACCGACAGCCTTCGAAGCTGGGTGGGCACCGGGGACGAAAAGAAGCCTCGTAGCCAGCACATGACCTTGTGCAACATCTACATCAAAGACGGAGCAGGCGACCGGTTCCAGAACAAGGTTGTCTTGTTCGAACACGCCTTCGCGAACTTCTTTGAGCCGTTGATGGAAGAAGTCAAGTCCAAGGCGAACAGCCTTAACAAGACGATCGCCGAGAAGTACGCTTTCCTCAAGGACATGGCACACCCAGTGCGTGGTTGCTGGATCACGGTCACGTTCAAGGAAGATACCTTCGGCGGGCACAAGTTCTACAAGGCGGTCTCGTTCGACTTTGACAAGCACGGCGGCTTGAAGCCGGAAATGCTGAGCCAGGGTCACGACCTTGAGACGCTTTTGGTTGACATGTCCTACGAAGAACAGTCCCGAGCGTTTTTCGGTGTGGTGCTTCCAGCTACCCCAGCACCGGCTGCGGTTCCCGCCGCGCCTGCGGCTGTGGCATCGCCTGTTGCTCCGGCAGCACCAGCCCCAGCGGCGCCTGCTGCACCAGCACCGGCTGCACCTGCACCGATCGCTCCGCCGCAACCTGCGGCACCCACGATCAACAAGGGGGACAAGATGTTCCTCTACGAAAAGGAGGTCGAGGTCCGAAAGGTATCGGATGACGTTGTCAACGTGGAAGACGCTGATGGCGAGCCATACCGAGTATCGGTATCGGAACTCACCAAAGCCCCACGACCCCGACCGGAGAAGCCAAAGGAAACCAAAAAGGCAACTCCACCCGCTGAACCGGTAGCCGTTGCCGCAGAAGCGGAAGCCCCGTGGGACGAGGCTTGGGACAAGTAGCATTGAAGCAAGCAGCATGGGGATGCTGCATTGGGGTACCCGGCACCTGGGAAACTGGGTGCCGGGTTTTTTTGTGTACCTACAGGAAAATCATGGCAAAACCGACAATCAATATCGACATCGATGGCGTCCTGGCAAACTTCGTGCGGGGTGTATTCAAATGGATGAACAAGCCGAATCGCGAAGACGAAGTACGCCGGTGGGATTTCTTCCCCGACTTTGGCATCGACGCTGGGGCATTCTGGCGATCGCTTAACCCGACATTCTGGGAAACCCTCGAACCTTACCCCTGGGCAGGGGCTTTAATCGATGAATGCAACAAGATTGCAGAAGTGCGGTACATCACATCGACCGGGGAATGCGTACACGCTGCATCAGCCAAGCAGCGATGGATGAAGCACCATTTCGGAGTCAAGCCCTCTCACGTATTCACCTGCGCCGAGAAGTGGCGATTCAGTACCTCAGATACATTGCTGATCGATGACTACATCGAGAATTGGAACAAGTACATGGAAGGTGACGGCCTTGCCATCCTGTTCAAGCAACCCTGGAACGAGTCTTCGTATAACCCGGTTCCGATGGACTACGAAGCCACGGTGCGATCCGCAAGACTCTGGGGGCAGATGGTGCGATGAAGATTCACGAACTCAAATGCCCGATCGAGCTAGAAACACCCCAAGGCCGAGGAATGGCATTCCTGGTCACCGAATACGGGTGGGAACAGCCTAAGCTGTTTACCTGTATCATCCAAGACACCGGGGAGATATGGGAATTCCCCAACAACCAAGTAAGAGCAACCAAAAACATCACGTTCGGAAGGACATACGATGGCACGAAAAAAGCAGTCAGAAGAGATCATGGACACCCTACAGCAAGCCACGGAGGACCTCAACCCAGCCCCCAGCATAGCACCGAATCTATCGACCGGGTGTGGGCTTTTGAACCTCTCGATCTCTGGCCGCGCTGATGTGGGTGTGGCACCCGGCACCTACGTTTTGTTCGTCGGGGACTCGGGCAGTGGGAAGACCTTCCTACTGCTCACCACACTGGCTGAGGCTGCCCGGAACCCAGCTTACGAGGACTACGAACTGATCTTCATTTCCAGCGAGAACGGGGCATGTATGGACTTCACCCGGTTCTTTGGTAGCAAGGCAGCCCGGCGAATCAAAGTGGTTTCCCCTCTGTACATGGAAGACGCCTACGATTACCTGGATAGCCTAGCCGACAGCGGCACCAAGTACATCGCGATCATGGATTCGGCAGACGGCTTCTCGACTCGCAAAGAGCGAGAAAGCGTCGAAGAGAACGCCAAGCGTCGCGCGGAGGACAAGGAAACCAAGGGGGACTACGGTGACGGCAAAGCCAAGATCCATAGTTCCCGGCTGCGTTTTGTGGTCAACCATCTGGCGGAATCCGGGTCTATCCTGTTCATTATCTCCCAGCTTCGAGACAACATCGACGCCGGGCTATACGGACCTAAAGACACGCGATCCGGGGGCCGGGCTCTCAAATTCTACAGCCACGTCGAAGTGTGGCTAAAGAACGCGGGAGAGATCAAAAAGAAAGTCAACGATAAGGAACGGGTGATCGGCACCAAGGCACGATGCAACGTGCGGAAGAACCGAGTGAACGGTAAGGCCCGCATGGTTGAGATATCTGTGCTACCAGAGTACGGTATCGATGATCTGGGAAGCGCGATCGATTGGCTCCTGGAAGAGAAGTTCCTGCCCAACGGCGGGGGCCGAATCAAGAGCCCCTGGTACGAGGCAACCTACTACCGGGACGAACTACTGCGAAAACTGGATGACGACAACAAGCACACGGAAGTCATGGACTTCCTGCAAGAGAAGTGGCTTGAGATCGAAGAGAAGCTGCACCCAGGCCGCAAGCCCAGGTACCAAGACTAATTGAAGAAATCCGGGAGCCCAGGCTCCCGGATTCTGTTTTCCGACCGTATACTGCAATAGAACTCAACCGCAGTGTACGGAGGAAACATGAAACGACTGGTAGTAGTTGACGTAAGCAATCTAGCCCACAAAGCCCTGCACACAACCGGGGCTTTATCTCGGGACGGGGAACCGACCGGAGTTCTCTACGGAGTTTGGAAATCCCTGCTACTTTTGCGGGACACCTTCGATACCAACAACTTCGTATTCGCGTTCGATTCAGGGTACAACTTCCGATCGGAAATCTACCCGGAATACAAAGCCAAGCGTAAGGCAGACCGGGAGAAGGAAGACCCAGACTCCAGGGCAGCCCGGTTAGCGATGTACGATCAAGTACATGCACTTCGCCGCACATTCCTACCGGCTATGGGGTTCCCGGCAGCCAACGTCGTACAGGAACACGGATACGAGGCCGACGACATCATCGCCTCGGTCGCGATGAACTCCCCCGCTTTCGACAAAATCTACATCGTATCCTCGGACCAGGATCTCTACCAATGCCTGGACGGCAAGCGGGTTATGATCTACAAGCAAAAGACCAAGGACTACTACACCGAAGAGTCCCTACAAGCCGAGTTTGGTGTACCCCCGGCTCTCTGGGCATCGGTGAAGGCGTGGTCAGGCTGCACGTCGGACAACATCGAAGGACTACCCGGAGTAGCCGAAAAGACCGCCTCCAAGTTCATGATGGGCAAACTAAAAACCAAACAACAGTTGTTTTTCGACAACATCGAGGTGTATAACAGAAACATACAACTCACCCGGCTGCCTTTTTTCGGAAAGCTGAAATGCACCGCTGAGGAAGTGGGCGAGATCGATTGGAACTTGATCGGGCGTGAGTCCGGTTTTTACATCAAAGAGGAAATTGGAGGATTTGGGATATGACCCAGACAAAAACCAAGATCGAAATTATCAACGAGACCGTTGAGTATTATCGCACCCGCAACCGGGCTATGACAGCGTGGGGCTGTCTCTACTACGTCACAGCCGAAAACCTCAGCGAATTCCCCGCACCACACGTAAAGGTGGGGGATATGTGCGCTGTGGGGCGATGTCTGGAAAACCCAGAAGACGCTGGTGTGTGTCCAGTGTCCCAGCAATGGAATACCGAAAGTCTGGACCGCGCACTCAAACCCGAGTATCGGGGACACAGCATTCATTTCTGGCAGAATCTGCAAAGACTGCATGATACTGACAATTACTGGGATTGGAACGAACACGGCGGGTGCGACCTGACCGAAAACGGGATAGCATATGTAGACGTCCTCAAAGAACGATACGCTAGCAAGGATTAACAAGAACCATGAAAACAGCAGAGAAAAAACAAATCCGAATCGAACGTCGCCGCAAGTTTCATTTCTTTGAACGTAAGCGAAAGCGACGAGAGTTCGAAGCACAGCAAATGGATCGAGCAATCAATCGACCGGTCCCTGCGGTGAAGGTGTATCGCATCCGTGCCCGCAACGTGCGGCAGTTTGCTGCGGGCACCTTGGACCCAGCGCGAGTCGAAGCCTACTGCGAGACAATGGGCCGGGCTACCGCATACCGCTTGCTCAGTGGTAGCAAGGCATCGGTACAGGAGCTATCCTCGCAAATCCTTTCGATGCAAATCCAGCCAAAGGAAGGCGAGCAAGATGCCAAGTAGCCGAAAAGGCGGCGCGTTCGAACGCGAGTTCGCCAAAGAACTGTCCCTCTGGTGGTCAGACGGACAGCATGACGACTGGTTCTGGAGGTCCTCGGCATCCGGGGGCCGGGCAACCCAGCGGGCAAAAGCCGGGAAGACAACGATCAACAGCGTTGGGGATATCAGCGCCCAGAGTGCTGAAGCCCATCAGCTACTCAAGCTGGTTACCTTCGAACTCAAGCGAGGGTATAACGCACACACGATCGAGGATCTTTTGGACAAGCCCAAATGTTTGCTCCAGGATTTCTTGGACCAAGCCACCCGGCAAGCCTCGCTATCCGGTACCCCGTACTGGGCACTGGTGCGAAAGAGGGATCGCCGCAAAGCACTGGTATTCACCAACATACCACAGCCACAAGATCGCTCGAAAATGATTGGTTTCAATGCGATCCCTTGGGTATATGATGCCTGGAGTACCGGGTACGCTTTGCCCCTTGAGGACTTTCTTTGCTACGAGAACCGCCAATTCCTGAAAGCATTAGTATGACCAAAAAGCCTCTAATCCTCAGCTTTGAAGCCGGGCCTGCGGATATCCAGACTCTTGCCGAAATCGATGCTCTCGCGTTCGAAGCGGCAAGCAAGCCCCGTCGCTGGTTCTCCAAGCAAATTCTTGGCAGTCCAGACGACGTGGTGTGCTACACTGGGTCCCTGGCATCCACAGGCAAGACAGTGGGCTACTTGCTCATGCACCTTTCCCCGTTCGGGGATGCGATGTATGAGGGAATCATTTCCCGGTTCGCCGTCATCCCACAATACCAAAGACAGGGCGTGGGTAGCAGTATCTTTCGTACTGTTATCGCCGTTGACCGACCACCCAACGTGATTCGGTTTGCTTGCATGGTTCCCGAGATTGATCTGACCAGCCAACTATTTTTGCGTAGCCAGGGATTCAAAGTACCGGGAGTCCGTGGTATTGTGAATGACCAGTACAAATTCGTGCTTACCATACCGCAGTGAGGGTTCCATGCTTCTGAATCGAAGAGAATTTCTGTCTGCCCTGGAAGCCACGCTACCGGGCGTTAGTTCGAAGGAATCGGTGGAGCAGTCATCCTGTTTCATCTTCTCCCCGAACAAGATCACGACGTTCAACGACGAGATACTTTGTCGCCAGGATACCCCGCTAGAGATCACAGGCGCTGTGCCCCACAAGCCACTGCTTGAAATCATGCGCAAGCTATCCGAGGACGAGATCGCGATCACGGCTACCGAGAAGGAACTCCGCATCAAAGGTGCAGGCAGGAGAATGGTGGTGCGACTCAGCACCGAGATTCTTCTGCCTAGCGGCATCGTAGAAGAGGCTCACCAGTGGCGGGATATGTGCCCGGCGTTTGCTGATGCCTTGACTCTGGTTGCCGGGTGTGCGGCGAAGGACAACGATCGGTTCGAATTGAACTGCGTACATCTTACACCGACTACCATGCAAGCCTGCGACGAGTCACAGCTTGTGCAGTATCGAGTGGATACCGGGCTCTCTGCGCCTACGCTGATTCGCAAACAAAGTTGCATGGCAGTTCAGGGTCTCGGGGTGGCAGCGTCAGCGGAATCCGATAACTGGCTTCACTGGAAGACGTATACTGGTCTTGTGCTCTCAGTACGCAAGTACGACAAAGAGTACCCGGACTTATCGGGAGTAGTCGATATGCCCTCAAAGGGCAGTCTGATGCTTCCGGCAGGCGTCATGGAAGCACTCGATCGGGCGAGCCCGTTCATGGCATCCACTTCTACCGGGAAGGCGGGTATCGTGCGACTGGAGCCCGGCAAGATGATTATCCGGGCTCTGAATCACGATGGATGGTACGAGGAATCGCGGGAACTCGATTACGATGGGGTTCCTGTGTCTTTCGGTATCAATCCGAAGTACGCAAGCAATCTGATTAAGCACGGGCTACCCTGCGAACTCACCGACAACGCCCTGCGTATCCGGGGAGAGTCATTCATTTACGCGTTAGCACTAGAGGCCGTCTGATGTTCATCCTACCCAAAACCAATAACCAATTGCCGGTTATTCCAGATTGCCAGACGTGTGGGGCCTTGCAGAAATGCAAGGCCCCTTCGCAATCCTGGGATCATGTGAAGAATCCACGAAAGACGGTAATCGTAGTCGATCGCCCGGATAGCGACGTTGCCAAGTCTTTGGAGTTCGGGGAGTTCAAGACTCTTCGGGCACTCCTAGACCGGGTGGGCGGGCCCAGCTTCGCCCAGTTTGCGATCGTACCGGCTTCTGCTTGCACCGAGGCAGGAGAGGGCTCCTGGAGACACTGCCTGCCCCTTCTATCCAGGCAAATCAAAGCCATCAATCCAGAGAAGATCATTGTCTTTGGCAACGAAGCCATGCAATCGATCTCGAAGTGGTTGTGGGGCGAGGATGCCGGGCTCTACGACAGGTGGTACGGGCATCAGATACCATGCCGGGAACTGAATGCCTGGATATGCCCTGTCGGGTACTCCCGCAAGCTGATGAATGCCGAGGTATCCCAGTTGTGGGCATACCGGCACATGCGATCGGCACTGCGGCTATCCGGGAGACCCTATACCAAGCCACCCCAGTACGCCAAGCAGTACACACTCAGCTATGACTTGAACAAAACCCGGATCATGCTGGACATGGCTAAACAGTCCAGCATAACGGCATTCGACTACGAAACCACCGGGCTCAAGCCCGAGGCTTTCGGACACAAGATCATTAGCTGTGCAGTAGCGTGGCTCCAGGAAGACAACACCCCGCATTGCGTATCGTTCATGGTGACTCCTGATAGCACACCTTATCTGGTGGACTATCTCAAGTCCCCAGTACCCAAGATAGCAGCCAACCTAAAATTCGAAGAACGCTGGTCACGTCAATTGCTGGGTACCCCGGTGCGTAGCTGGTGCTTGGATACCGTCATCACAGCACACATGGAAGACCCAGGGAAAACGGTGGCGGGCTTGAAATTTCAAGCCTTCGCGCGACTGGGTGTTCCGTATTACGCTGGCGATGTAGAGCCATTCTTTGGCTCCGATGGTTCGAACCAACTCAACCAGATCCACCGGGTACCGACACACAAATTGCTGGAATATAATGCCTTGGACTCTCTTTCTGAGTTGGACCTGGGTATACTACAAATGACTGAGAACGGTCTCAGCAAAAAGTTCTACTCAACTAACTTGGAGTTCTTGCGATGTCAGAAGAAACTGTAAAGGATCAACAACCCTCGGCCCCAGTCGCCCAGCCAAAGCGAGCACGGCGATTTTCGGTATCCGGCGGTAAATTCATTGTCGATTACTTTGCGAAAGATACCGGCGCCGTGCTGCGTTTCGGTATGGTACACAAAGACCTTTCGGTATCGGTACTCGATATTTTCCCATACAAATCCCCCCTACTCTACCTTCGGTCCCACATCGGAATCACGATCGGTGTGCCATTCTTGTTCCGGTTCACCCGCATCCGGCCTTCGCTGGAAATGCTCCTCGCATCCCTAAAGGCTTTAGTGGAGATGGCTTCGCAGTCCAACAAGGAACTCGCGTCGTGATTTGCATCGATTGTGGTGCCAGTGTAGATTCCCCTTACTTTGTATCCAATAAGCCGGTTTGCCCGGAATGCATGGAAAAACGCATCCGGCAATCGGCGAAGGAACAACATGACGAGTGGGAGAAATTCAATGAGCAACAGCGCGAAGCGTTTGAGGAAGAGGGATACTGGGACACAGTGTTTCTCACACCTATGCTCGAAGGTGAGATTTCGGGATCGGAATCAAGCCAAGGACCGAATCCGAACGATCTCAAAGAGAGCAAAAAGCCAAGAAGACGCAGGGGCCGAGATCGGTAAGTTCCCAGTACGGGCATACCGATGCAACCTTTGCGGTGGATGGCACCTAACCTCTAAACCACAGAAAGACGGCAATGTTACATAGATTGCGACTCAAGAATGTCCAAGCACACGGCTCCCTAGAAGTCGAGTTTAAGCCGGGGTTGAATGTGATAACCGGACCCACCGATTCTGGGAAGTCTGCTATCATTCGCGCAATCAGATGGCTTGCCCAGCATTCTCCGGCAACGGGGTTAGTGACTCACGGGGAGAGCAACATGCGAGTCGGGCTCATTACCGACTCGCATGTTGTTACCCGGTACAAGACAACCAAGGAATCCGGGTATACGCTTGGTGAGATCGGCAACCAAGCACCCACGAAGTTTACCGCTTGCGCCGCTAACCAGCCAGAGGAAATCCGGCAAGCGATCAATCTACCCGACATCTGCTTCCAGGGGCAGCACGATACACCTTACCTTCTGGGTATGACCCCAGGCCAGATCGCCAAAGAAATCAACAAGGTAGTCGATCTTTCGGTGATCGACACCGCGATCGGTACCTTGAAGCAATGGGTATCGGCAGCCAAGATCCTGGAAGCCGACTCCGCTAAGCGGGTAGCCACGGCAGCCGAGGACCTTGCATCCATGTACTGGGTTCCCAAAGCCGAGGAAGACTGGGCTAGAATCCAGGAACTCGACAACGAATCACAGAAACTCTACGAATCCCAGAAATCCCTAATCCTGCTCCGGGACAATATCCTGGAACTGGATGCCCAGGTTCGGTCGAAGGAAGCCCTAGCCGAGCCGCTGGAACTGATCGTAGCCAAGCTGGGAATGCTTGCAGGCGATATCGCCCGCACCAAACAGCGCCACGCTACGCTGGAATCGCTGCACAGTAGCCTAGTAGCAATTCAGACGCTGGACCGCAAAGTAGCGGCTAAAGCGATTTTGGAGGGTTTGGTGGGCATTGGTCTGGAACGGGATACCCTGGTAGCCAAGGGGAAGAAACTCAGTACTCTCGTAAAGCAAGCAAAAACCGACGAGGAAGAAATCTCCAAAAAGTCTGCTATTGTGGAATCGGCTGGGCGTAAACTGTCTTCGTTATCAGACCTCCGGGACTCAAAGAATACGTTCCGGGAGAAGATCACCAGAATAGAGGAACACGTCCGCCAGATAGAAACTCTGGACGGGCAAATTCTTTTAGGCCAAGGTGCCTGGGAGGTACAGCATGAAGAACTAACTACACTCCAGAAGAAATTAGAGAACGAGAAGCCGAAGTGCCCCACCTGCGGTAGGGCACTTTAGGCCTTCAACCCCAAGGACAAATCCCCATGAAACCCTTAGCAATTCTTTCCAGTGACTGGCACCTTCGCGTAACCACCCCGCAATCCCGAGCAGAACCCGATTGGTTCACCGTGATGCGGGATCGCATGGAATACATGCAGGCGATTAGCAGCGACTACAATGTGCCGATCATCGTCGCTGGCGACATCTTCGATCGGTGGAATCCGCCTAGTGAGTTGGTATCCTGGTGCATGGATCACATGCCCAGCATCTGGGCAATCCCAGGGCAGCACGATCTCCCCCAGCACCGACTGGAAGCCCGGAGCATGGGTGCCTACGGTGCCCTGGAAAAGGCAGGCCGTATCCACAACCTTCCTGCCGGGGAGTGGACACACATATCGAAAGGGCTGTGCGTTTACGCTATGCCGTGGGGGGCGTACGATCCCCCCAAACTCGATGCGAAAGACCACGCGAAGGTACGCCTTGGTGTCATGCACAAGTACGCCTGGGTAACCAAGGAAACCGGGTACGTGGGCGCCGCTGATTCGGACAACGTGGCGTCCCTTTCCTGGTGTAACGATCACTTCGATGCCGTGGTCATCGGGGATAACCACATCCCCTGGAAAGCCGGGAAGTTCTTCAACCACGGCAGCCTGTTTTCGACTACCAAGGCACAGATCGACCACGAACCGCGAGAAGGTCTTCTCATGGAAGACGGTTCAATCCAATTGCTCCCTTGCACGGAGCAGAAGAAATGGGTACAAAGTGTACTTGACGAGGTAGGAGAGACCCAGAAGTCACAGGAAACCGAGGCGCTGATGTCTGAATTGGCGAGCCTATCGGTGGACAGCATTTCGTTCGAAGACGTAATCAAGAGGCTTGAGAATGAGTCAAACCCAGGACCCCGAGAAATCTTCCGAGAACTCCGGGACCACATCTACCGTAAATAGTACGGCAATCGTTTGCCGTGACTGTGGCGAGGTAATTGGATCGATGCCGCCCGAACTGGGCGGCGGGACCCAGGTATCCTGCCCGTATTCAAATGACCCGAAGACCTGTAACATAAAGGCCAAAAATTGTGGATGCCGTAGCTAGTCTGCAAGAGAAACTGAAAAAACTCGATAGCGAAGTCAACCGGCTCAAAGGCAAACGGGAAGCAGTGCTTTCCCAGTTGCGAGACGAGTTCGGCGTCAGTACCATTGAAGAGGCGAGTGCTATTCTCGCCGATCTTCGCGCGAACTACGACGCCAAGAACAAAGAGTATGACGCAGCCCATGCTGCATTTATGCAGGAGTACGGGGATGCAATCGCAAATATCTAAGTGGTCGCTTCGCTATCAAGTAGCCAAAGCAGAGCACACGGCGGCCCAGGCACAGCACGCCAAGAACGAGTACCGGTATTCGGCCTGCAAAGAAGCACTAGCTTCGCTCCAGGCCGCAGCCGTGTTGTGCCAAACCCGGTGCCAGGAACGAATCAGTAACGTAGTTACACGGTGCCTCACAGCGGTATTCCCGGACTCCAAATACAAGTTCAGGCTTGTATTCGAAGAGAAGCGGAACCAGACCGAGGCCCGGTGTGTACTCACCGATGCTTCTGGCAATGAGTACGACCCGGTGGAGAGTACCGGTGGCGGGGTTATGGACGTGGTGGCATTCGGGTTGAGGTTAGCCTGCCTGATGCTGCAACGCCCATCTCCCGAGAAGATTCTGATCTTGGACGAGCCCGCAAGGTTCTTGTCCAAGCAGTACCGAGGAAACTTTGTTGATCTGTTGGATTCCCTGGCAAAGGAGCTAGGGGTGCAGATCATTGCGGTAACCCATGTGCCCGAATTCGTTCGGGGGAATGTGATCGAGGTATAGAATGGAAATTGTAGTAGATCCTTATGAGCATCTCGGTATCCTGAACGCCCTCAACAAAGTGCAGAAGGTCATCGACAGCGCCTTTCTTCTCCGAGGGAGATTCAATCCTACGGTAGTAGCGGCAGGGGGCTGTGTCCGGGATTTTATGCTCCGTGAATACGGCAACCGGGAAAACGCATTCACCCGCGACATCGACATCTTTGTGTTGGGCTATAATCACATCATGGGAGAAGCAGACGATGTGGTATTTGCAGAAAAGCTGGTAGAGGCGGGCTTCCACACCATCCCAATATGCTGGGAGGATTGTATGAATTACGCTCGCTCCGGGAATATCCTTGTGGCAGGTTTAGAGGATACCGGTAATCCAAATTACCCTGAGATCCAGGTAATGATTAGCAAAGCTACGACACCCGGTCAGTTGATTGACAACTTCGATTTCGACATCAACCAAGGCTATGCGATCCTGAGTCCATCGCGAGAAAGTCTTATCATCCATCACAAATTTCAGAACGAGTTCGACTGGATGAAACTGACATCCGGGATAACCAAAGCCCGCATCACCAGTTACCACCCTACTAAGGAAGTGCTCGAAAAACGCATCGAGAAGTTCTCTTCGCGTTTCGGGATCAAGTTCGAGTGCCCCAAAGGATACAGTAAGGCGTAACTATGACCGGCAAGAAACCCCCACATCAGTTACCCGGTCCCGAGGTATTTCTGCCAGAGGACGAAGAAACTGCTATTCTGGTGTTCGGTGACCCAGATCCATCGAACTATTTCGCACCAACGGACGCGCTGCCGGGCTCCCAGGAGAAAGTTGAGATTCTTCGCAAGCGAGCAGAACAAGGGATGCCTCTATGGCACCCCAGCGACCGGGTAGATTTCTCTGGGTGGAAAGGACCGTTGCCAGATGAAATCCGCCCATTCGAGGCATACTAAAATACTGTTATGCTTCATTCTTGCTGACACATGCTTTATCAGCGGCTGTGTCGGGTGTATACTGGATTCAAAGAACCCCTTTCTGGGGTTCTTGTTTTTAGGTGGCTTGGTTTGCTGCCTAGTGGCCTTCACTTTGGAGAAAAGGAATGAGTAAGTTAAAGGTTTTGGCCTTGATTGGCTGCGGGGGATTGTTGTCAATAATCCTGGGTCTAGGAGGCAATATCCTAGCGGCGTACTGCCAAGATGCCGGTAGCCTACCGAACACGGCGAAGGCGATCGATCTTGCAAGTGACTTCTGTGTGGCGGCGGGAACCATTGGACTGGTTTTCTACTGCGTTGTTCTTTCACCTTTTTGGGTAAACGAGTGTCTATGAAATTTCTATGCTTATGCCCGGTGTATAATCACCGGCAAGAACTTACTGAAAACGCTGTGATGCAGTTCCTGCATCAAACGTACGGCGACAAACACTTGGTCATCATGGACGATCGCCCAGCGGCGAATCGCCTGGAACCCATGCATGATTGGAAACAAGGTATCTCGGTGTTTACATCCGATACCCGGTTTTCGACGATGGGTGCCAAGTACAATGCGATGGTCAAAGAAGCGACCGACGCAGGCATCGAATGGGATGCGATCGCGATCTGGGATGACGACGATCTCTATTTCCCGAAGCATCTACTGCACCACGCTAACGTGATGTTGATCGGAGGAAGCAAGTGGAATCACCCTAGCTGGGTGTTCTCCACATACGGGCAAGCACTTCGCACCGAGGAAACTGGGGGCCGGTTCTGGGCAAGCAGCGCCCTTACCCGGCAACTGTACAACGATATGGGCGGATTCGATGAATGTCGTCAGGTATCGTTCGATCAACAGGCTCTGGGCCGGATGCGGAAGTTCGGTGGAGATCCAGGCGATGCAGGCAACCACTATGTCTATATGTGGGAATTGACGCAGGGCGACCACGCTTCCGGGCACAGCGAAGGCTACGCCTGCGAGAAGTGGTATGAACGGGTGCCGGTTTCCCGGTCAACCGGGCCACTGGTTCCCCGGTATACCCAAGAGGCACTCTGGGTGCTGGAAGAGGGTAAGAAACAGCCCACGGCATCCTTCCTGGGCGACTGGTAACCAAACGAAAAAGCCCCGCGAAAGCGGGGCTTTTTCTTTGCCTCAGCGATCAGTAGCACTTGCCCGCTGCGGCTTCCTTCTCGGCTTCCCGGATGGCATGGAGCAAGACCCGCTTAACCACGGGACGGATGAACAAGAATCCCCGGTTTCTTGCGTCCGCTTCTTTCTTTAGCCAATCGAGAAGTTCCTCGATGTTATCCCGGCACCACTGCGGCCCCTTGGCATCCATTTCGGCTGCCTTGAGATTGCAGGAACAGCCCTCGGTAGCCTCGAAGCCGAGTCGCTTGAGTTGCTTTTTGAGTTGCTGGCCGGCACCGCAGGCGTTACCCTGGGCATCCGACTTCGGCCAAATAACGATCGGGGTTTCCGGTCGCTTCTCTTCCAGACGGCAAAGTACGGTCAAGCCGTACTGCTCTGGGGTATGGTGGAGAACAAACCATTCAGGATTGTCTTGGAGGAAGTCCCGGATAGCAAACAGCAAACCCTTTTCCCCGTCGTCGCCTTTGAGTCCCGAGGCTGCGGTATCGTGCATCACAATGTACTTCTTAATGTGCGGAGCATACACTTGAAGTTCTGCGCGAGCGCGGTTGTAAGTATGCCGGGTGTCGATGAACAGGAGATCGTGTTCGCCCTGGATCGCCGGTGGGTTGTCCAGTTGCACTGCGTAATCCGTGTAGGTAAGATGTCGCCCGGCTGTCGTACTTACCGCGCTCGCTAGCAAGCTGAGAAGGCTATCGCGTTCTTCCTGGTAGGAATGCAGGGTAGCAGGGGCTACGCAGGTTTTCTTGCACCCGGACACCAAGCACTCGCCGTCGTCGCATTTGCGACGACGTGATAACCCGGCGAGAAGGAAAGCGGTGCTTTCTCGTCGTTTGGTTACCTCGACTGCCGATTCGCACTCGCTTGCGAGTGCGTACAGCATAGGAGCGTGCTTGTCCAGGTCTCGGGCACCCTCGGTTTGCAGGAACAGAGCGATCGTTTGCAGGTTGTCGAACACAAGCGGAAGAGGCATACCGAGGTTGCTCTTAGCTTCTGGTTTGATGTTGTGCATGAACGTATTTGGATGGTTCTTGCGGAATGGGTTGTCCATCGGGTCAAAGTTGATCGGGTCCGCGATGACGTATTCCCAAACCTTGGGATTGACGCCTTGATTATCGACGAAGTGTGCGCGGACGGGCTCAAGATCCATACCCAGTTCCTGGTAACCCAGGATATAGTTACGCATCTTGCCTTCGACGGTGATCGGGTACTTGGGTCCTCCGACGCGCCCGAATCGGTGATTCCACTTGAGGAATGGCAAGCAAGTGGTCTTACGTCCAGCTTTCTTGTACTTCCAGTGGATGTAGATTTCTTCGCCACCGAACGATCGGAAATGCGGATTGAATCCCAGCCAATGTTCCTTGGCAGACGAGAACATCCCGAGACCTTGGCCTGGGACTTCGAATGGGGTAGTATCGCTTCCCCATCCGGCGATTCGGTACCCGGTGTCGTAGAGCACGTTTTCGTGCCCGGCGTATGGGATGTTGGTTGCTTCCCAAGGTCCGTCTGTGTTCAGGGTCTTGAGTTCCAGCATGTTGTCCACGTTGCGTCCTACCTTGTAGACGCCCTCGGGATTAATCCACGCGGTTGCCCAGGTGCCCAGCATTTGTTCCCGCCATTCGGGCTCGAAATGGCTCTGCTGGAATTTGAGGGAGTCCATCAATAGGGGGCCGGTATACAGGTCCTTGATTTCGTCCTGGCTGCAATTCGCATAGAAATGCTTGAGGGCTGCCAGGGCTCCGGCTTCCAGGAGAACGTGGCAATCCATAACCAAGACCCAGTCGCCCTCAGCGTGATCGAAAAGTCGTTGCCGGGTTTGGGTGGTGCCGGTATTCTCGGTATACGGGATGTACCGGATAGGACTGTGCCGGGAAGATGCGCTTTGGCAAAATCCCCTGGTTGCTTCACCGTATTCGCTGTCCGGGTTGTTATCGATGACCAGGAATTCAACGTCTTCGACATCTTGGTACATCCGGGCGGCCTGGATGGAGAAAAAGGTTCCATCGAAGTCCGAGTACGTTGCCATGCCGACAGTAAGTTTAGGTTTGCTCATTATTTCCTCTGATAAGTGCTACGAAATAAGCGGCACTTATCATAACCTAAACTGCTGTTTGTGTCAAGACTACACTTCCGGGCAAACTACCCCGGCACAGGTACCACCGAACCAAGTACCGCCATTAGCACCGCAGATACCGGCATACGTCTGCACACAGATACCGTTTATACAGCAGGCGCCAGTAGGTGGTGTTGCTGTGGTGTTGGTTGTTGTGTTTGTCGTAGTCGATGTCGTGGTGGTAGTCGTACTCGTCGGACAGCTTTCGGTTAGTGTACCAAAGCAAACGCTACCGTTAGACCAGTGGTACGGAACCGAGAATCCAGCACAGTCTGCCTGGGTAACGCCCTCGTCGCAAGTCACCGGTACCGTGTAAGTGTAGTCGGTGTACCGACAACACTTACCGGTGGGCACCGGGGTAGTAGACGTTGGGCACCCCACACCCGTAATGATGGTGCAGGTAGCGCCCGCTGTCCAAATCACGCGAGGTGCTCCCAGAAGTCCAGGAACGCATTCGGCTGCGGTCTTACCATCCACGCACCCAGTTGTCCCGGTAGCGATCGCAGTACCATCTGCGTTAAACAGACAGCATCGACCTGTAGGGGCTGGGGTGCTCGATGTCGAGGTTGACGAAGTGGTTGATGTGGAGCATACTGTGCCGCAAGGTGCCCCGGCTGTCCAGATGTAATATGGACCGTACGAGGCCGCCAGGGAGGCACATTCCGCATTTGTCTTAGGGCAGGCGCTGCCGTGAGGAACCGTGTGGGCCACATCGCCATAGAGACAGCACATTCCAACGGGTGCCGGGGTACTGCTCGTCGTTGATGTGACTACGGTACCGCACTTGTATTGCACCGTATCACAGCTATCCTTTGACGGGAAATTAGGCAGCGGGCAAGGGCAAGGACCCGAGCATGGGTTAGACATAATAATCCACCAACCAGAACCATCGCCCTTGTAGCGACATACCTTATCGCAGGCGTTGCCCTGGCAGCAACCACAGTCGTCACGTTGCGGGCCACAGGCTTCGCATGGTGTATAGGCAGTCTCGCAAATGCTCCCTGGGGGCGAGTTAGGAGGACGGCAGCAATTGCACTGGGTACCAGCATACAACGGCGGACGATCGCTAGGATTGCACGGGAACAGATTTATGATGCCTGTACCAACAGATCGCCATTTGAATGAGATAGGCATACCGGATGAATCGAATCCGTCAGGATCGGCAGCCCATTTACAAGACCCAGAAGGGGGACTACAGGTACTGGTAGGTGGTCCCGAGGTAGTGGTGGAGCACAGCGTCTGGTCATAGGTGCCGTCCGTAATGACAATACCGCAACCGGTACAAGTAGGCTTGACACATTTGTAGCACGTCGGGTAGCCTGTGTTGGTATAGATCAGCGTAGCTGAATAACCCCCAGTATCATTATTCAGGCATCGCCATGTGCATTTGAACGCACTCGGCGGCTGGGTAGAGGTGGACGATGTAGACGAGGTGGACGATGTAGAAGCGTAGCAATTGCACCACCGGATGCCGTTAAAGCACGCACCCGTTGGGGGTGCCGTGGTCGGGCATTGCGGCATCTTGGTGGTCACGGTTCCATATCCCGCGCCACCGGGTACACATCCTGTGCGTACGCATTGCCCGGTTGCCGGGCAGAAATCAGGCGGAATGCAGCCGCAGGGTGGCCGGGTAGATGATGTGGTAGTTGTGGTGCCCAGGGTTACCGATGTATTAGCTAGTGGTTCCAGGATACGAACGGGAGGACATACATCACAAGATAGCCCAGAAACACACGGAACATCGATGACGTAGCGTACGACGCTGTTTACATTGTAGATGTTTGCGTCATCGTCGATACCATCCGTGTTGTGGGCTTGCCGCAGAAAGCCCCCCTTGACAGGTCCTGGGCTATAGCTGATGGTATCCATCGGCGAGAACTTTACGCGGGTACCACTGGGGCAGGATACGCATTCGTTTATAGAAACAGGTAGCTCTCTTCCAAGTAGCTCCGCACTCAGGAGCGAGTCTAACCCGTAGACGCTGGTTTTCTGGAAGATGCTGAAATTTACATCACCTCCCTCGGAAGCGATCTTAGATAGATACTCGTATAGACGGGTACCAGGGCGAATCGATCCCAGTAGCTGCGCCGCTGTTCGCAAGTGCATGTTCTGGGTATCTGTTACTGTGAACCGCGCCATTCCCGAAGGTGGCGGCGCCAAGTTTTGGCAGGCTGGGAACACACAGGGTGACTCAAAAAGCCACGCGCCCTTCTTACCCGAAGAGGTGGGAGCGCTGTCGTCTTCCGCCAATTCCAGGCGATCGAATGTACTTTCAAAGGTATTGGCTGCGTCAGAATGTACTGCGGCTTGTGGGTAATTGTATGGTACAGTCCCATCGGGGCAGTCTTGGCATACCTTCCACCCTGCGGCGGTATCTCGGACATTCAGCGCCGCGCGATAGATATTCGTGTATGCGGCACCGAAAGCGTTGCCTACAATCTGGCACGCTTCATCCGGCCAAGGCGTGGTTGTGGGTCGCGGGGTGCTGGATGTAGTCGGTGAGACATACAGGCACCGAGAATCAATGGTTGCGCCTTCCAGGAAGCATGGGTCCCCTGCGCCATAACAGGTGCAACCACCCGCACAACCTGCCCCGTCTTGCTGGTAAACTAAGCCGGTATTCGCTGGACCTGGAGTGGTGCTGGTTCCTGGGGCGCCGGTTGTGGTGGATACCCGAACGCATTTGAGAGTACATCCGTACGGGTAACAGGGGTTGAGTGTAGTCGTGGACGTGCTAGATGTGCTTGTTGATGGTACAATCGTTGTGGGCGGAGCGGTGCTCGACGTGGTGGACGTGTTGCGACATCCCCCGGTTACCGCTGCCCATTTGCCGGTGCCATCTTCTGTCCATAGACATTCCCCCTCGCAGAGAGGACTATTCGGCCCAATCGTAGTGACAGGGGGTTGGGTGGTGCTTGCATTGATAAGCGATTGCAACGCATTTTGCCCAAGGATAGGCATAGCCACCCAGTCGCCTTCTCGCGTCTGCGAGATAGGTACCATGTCGATGATACTAAAGTCCGTGGGATTGTGTACAGTCGCACGGTATGGTACCCCACTGTCGTCCACATACGGATCAAGTATCCCTGTTTCGCGGTTGAGTTTGTATAGGCAGCATGACGCCCTACCGGGAAGTAGCCCAGGCGCGCCTACAAATTCTGTAGATGCACGGGGAATCCCGGTATCGCAAGGCGGAAGCGCATAGTACGAATCCGCCTCAGACTTCTCGATCGGTTCAGCCCTAGCCGCAATTGGTCGTGGTGGGTCAGACTTACTCCTGCGGTGCATTCCCTCCAGGAGTTGCTTGTCTTGCTCACACAGATAATAGCGTGGTTCAGGCATTGGCTGGCATCACTGATACGTGCAGCAAAGACGTAGCGGAGGAACCCTGCGCGTAGACTTTGCCTGGGAAGTGGCAAACACAGGATCGATTAGGCAGTAGGATACCCATAGCAACCCCGTCTTCATTAGATAAAGTAATGATATTCGATTCCTGGGCTTTTTGCAATAGATCCTTGTGCTCTGATTTCGACGAAATCTTCGCTATTTGGTGCTCCAGGATGTAGACACAATGCCCCGGTTCTGAGGTCCCGCGAGGGACCTCGGTTCGCTGGGTAACGTCTACCCGGATGGTCGATTGCTGCGGAACGCTAGCCGGGTCTTCCAAGTAGTCGAATGCGTGCCGGACGTGGGTTACCGTTGGTGGGTCCCACTCCTGGTAATGCGCCATAATCGTAATGGTGCATCGATCTTGCTCTACTGGGGACCCGGACTGACGAACGGAGATTACTGGTTCTTTGCTCATGGTTATGGTATTGTAGCAGGGATTCCGAGAAGTAGTAAATTTCCTTCCTTAGCGATCTGCGGCTGGGCGATGTACTGATCCTCGATCTTATCGATGGGTTCGCCTCTTGCGTTGAGCAGCACCTCTACCGAGTGTCCGGTAGCATCCTCTTTTTGGATGAAGTCGTCCGGGTTGCTGGGATCGCCCCCGTTTCGCAGGTACTTGGTACCTACTGCCGGGATTTTCGGGTCGAAGGTATCGAGATTGAATTCGAAGGTGTATGTCGTGGTGAAGTAGTAATAGCACACCCCGTACAGTTTTCGCTCCCACTTGGCGTCGATAAATCGGACACACCGAGCAGGCATACCCCACAGTGGCGAGTCGTTCACCCGGTTAATCAGGAGAACGTAGGTACTCAGCGGCAGGGTTGCCGAGTTGAACTTGATCGAGATCGTAGGGTAGCTATACTTCTGCTCGATTTTGGGTCCGGTGATCGGTTGGAAGTTCGGGAACAGAAGCGGCTTGTTGTCTTTGTCCTTCGATGGTTCCCGCTGTTCGTGGGTGAAGTCACCGGAGATTTCGTAAGGTTCCAGAAGCGGATTGTCAATTGGGAACGTCTGGCATCGCCACGTTGTTTTGGTCGAGAACTTCTGTGTCACATACCAGTCTACCGTAGGCTCTCCGTCAGGAGCATTTCGGTGCGGGGCGATAGTGAGTTCAGGCGTGCAGAACGCCCAGGGATCGTAATCGTCGTCAATCGAATACGGAGACCCGACAGCCGGAAGAATCCCCGAGGCCAAGATAATCTCGGGACCGTGAAGCGGAGTAGAGGTTACGATGTGCCACGTTACCGTGTACTCGCGATGTCCTTCGATATCGCGAGTCATTGACTGGGCTACTATGTTGTTGTTTCGTACCGTCATGATTACTCCAGGTTTACCGGTTCGAGTTTCGCTCCACCCTCTTTAGGCGTGGTGTTCTTGGCAATCATTTCCAGCAACTGGGTAGCCTTGATTTGCTGAGCCAATTGTGGGTCCACGGCTGCCACGCCTTTCCGGGCACCACGAAGTCGTTCCATGTACTCGTATTGTTTCTTTGCATGGTCGCCAGAACCCGACAGCACAGCATCACTGATAGTAGCGGTGCCCTGCTTAGCAGCACCGCCACCCAGTAATTTGTCCCAATCAGCCTTGAATGCAGGCGGAACGGAGACATTAGGCATCTCGACCCCGCCGAGTTCTGGTACTTTGAGATTGAACGCGGGAAGCTGGATATTGCTCCAAGGGTTACCGTCCTCAAAGCCGTGCTTGAAACTACCTACCATACCCATTACAATGTCTTTGGCAGTGGTCGCCTTAGCTGCGTCTCGGCCTCGCTTACCGTGGAAATTCCCGGTCATCAGGTCCGCCATTTTATTGGCTAGAGAGCCTCGGGCCTGGGCGTCGAAAGGCGAGAATAGAAAACCTACGCTTTCCTGCATAGCTTTCCGCATTGCAGGCATACCTGCCTGGATACCCTTGACCAGTAGCATCGGCAGGTTCTCGGCGAACACAGCAATGTTGTGCGCCATAGCACTCAGCATGTTGCTGAAAGTGATCTCAGCCGCAGTCTGGATTTGCTTCATATTGGCCCCCAACCAGGGCACCAGTATACGAATGTTCTCTTCGAAGTTCGCAAAAAACCCGGTAACCGCCTTGCCTGCTTTTTCCATCCAAACAATGAATTCAGCCACACTGACATTCAATCCTTGGGATATGCTATCTCGCACCAGGGCAACCATGATACCGATGCCACCGAATGCGGCAGCTACAGTGAGTAACGGACCAGCCATTCCGGCTAGATTAGTAAAGAACCCAAGTGGATTTCGCATCAGAAGAGACGATATCATTCCCCAGGTACCCCGGAAGATCGATCCGAATTGCCCAAATGCCGTGCTCAGCAGACCAATCCCCATCGTAACTGGGAATAGGACTGCTCGAATAGAAGTGAAAATGGTGAATACGGAAGACAGTTGCCAGCGGAATACCGAAATAGCAAATCCAACCATGTGAAATGCAGCCGCCGTTGCCAGCAACGCCGCCGCCGTTCGCAAGATCCGAATTGTGGCTTCTTTGTGCGTTTCGACCCATTCCCGAGCCATCTTGGTGTAGTGTAGGACCGTAGCAAGGGCACGTTGTAGGTTGCCTTCCATGTACCCAATAGCATGAGCTACCGTATACCAAATGTTCTCGCGAATCTGTTGGATAAGACCCTGCACGCTATTCGCCATCTTTTGGGCCATACCAGCGAACCGTCCACCCTCAGAGGTCTCAACCTTCAATGCAGCAATAACTGCCTCGGAAGTAATGAGCCCGTCTCGCTTCATCGCGTCCAGTTCAGCGTACCGCTTACGGATATCTTCTACACTCTGAGATGCCGCTGTCTGCTTAGCGATCGTCATCAAAGGGTTGAAGCCGTGTTCCGTCAACTGGCGGAGTTCTTGGCCTTGCAGCTTGGAGAGCGAATTGATCTGGGCCATAGCAAGAGCAAGCCGGTTCAGCTTGTCCTTGTTGCCCATAGCCACGTCGCCCAACATCCCTGTGAGTTCTACAGCTTTCTGCGTCTCGACGCCGTAGCCCATAAGCATGGTTGCCGCTTGTCCTACATCCTTTATGCCAAATGGGCTGGCGAGGGCTTGTTTCTTCAATTCAGCCATCACCTGGGCAGCCTCGGCCGCATCCTTGGTGAAGGCTTGGATAGAGACAGAAATGCTTTGCCATTCCATGAAGGCATTAGCGATACTGGACGTATTTTGTGCCAAGGATCGCAGGGCATTCATGTGCATGTAGATGTCAGCCCGGCTGGATAGCCCGGCACCTAAACCACTGCCGCCCATATTGGATGATCTTGGTGATGCCCACGCATTCCGCATACTAGCGGCAGCCACACTCCAAGCAGTCTTGACTACGCCCGCTGCCGATACCGATTCTCTTGCGACAGACTTAGTCATCGAGGTCAGCGATTTGAAGTGGTTCTGCCACCACTTATTGTTGGCTTTTTCTGCTGCGGATTTTATTTGCGCAGACTTGACCGCTTCCGCTACTTGGTCTTTCTGGTGCTTCGTGACGAGTTTATTCGCCTCTTCCGCAGCCTCTATGATATTCCAGGTAGCTTTCTCGTTAGCTTTCTTGGCTCGCGCCTCGGCTTTTGCGTTATCCTCTATCTCTTTCTTAGTAGTCGCCGCCTGCTTTGTTATCGTTTTGCCTATAGCCCCGATTGCGTTGCCCAGGTCTTTAGTCTTGGCGACCGCATCCTGAACCATTTTGTTATAGCTGGACGCATCCCCTATCAGCTTTACTCGTAATGGAGGTAGTTCGCGTTCTGTTGACATTATTCAGGCACCACGTTAAGGAATGCGCACCAAGTTTGTTTGGACATTTCAGCGGCTACCTCTGGATCAACCTCGGCGGCCTTGCTGTCGGAGACCTTGAACGAGAGTAGGAAATCAGCTATGTCTCCCTTGCCCCCGTTTACAGCGTGGATGCTATGTGCGAGGGAAGCCATGTACCAATCCTGCTTTTCGTGTTGATCTCTCCGCATACGAAAATAGGCTTGCCATTTCTCGAACTCGGACACTGTCACCCAGTGTTTCACAAGCGAGAGGGGCAAGCCCAGTTCGTGTGCTAAGTAGAACCAGAGATACTCTTCTGGCTCTAATCTTTTTTTTCGGGGTCGTCCTGTTTGTCGTTGTAGCCGTTGACTTCCCGAGCTACCTCGAACAAGGCTCTCTGGGCCGAATCCGGCCAAGATTGGATCGTTGCCTCTGGAACCAGTTTCCCGTCTGGGTCATAGAGAGTGTGGGCCAAGAGCGAGCTATACAGGCCCGTGGTATCCTTGATCTCGATGACGTTGCCCTGGGCATCCACGGTCGCCTTTTTGGCGAGTCGGGACTGGTATTCGTCCCGTTGTGCCCCGGACATTTCTTTGACTTGGTAGGTCATGCATTGCCCATCGGCAACTTCGAGTTCTACCGGAATCGACTTTTTGGTAAGTTTGACTTTGATATTCATCGTTTTCCCCGTAAGTGCAAAAAGGGTACGACAGCCGAGCTACCGTACCCAGAAGGTCATCAAAAAGCTGGTTATGGTACAGCCGTGGTAGTCGTGGTAACGGTTGTTCCCGTCGAGAACACCGGCTGGAATTCCACAGGTGGGTTCGCCGTGGTGAGGTTGCTTGGTTCGAGTTCCAGGGTAGCCTCGGGTCGTTCACCTTCCTTGAGGGCATCTGGCGTGAACTTGTCCACGACAGCGTAGAAAACCAGGGTGCTATTGTCCGGGAAGGTCACAGTGATGTAGCGATTGGAACCCAAGACTGCGAAAATCTGGGCATAGGCTTTGGGGTCGTATGCGACCTTGACCGAAATCTTGCCCAGGGTTACCAATTGCTTACCAAGCATGGTGCGCATCTTGGTGTTACGCATCGTGGTTTGCGTAATGGTGCCACCGGCATCGAGCGCAGGTGGTGTTACCTCAATTTCCTCGAACACCGGGGTAACCCCGTTGATCGCGATAAGGGTCTTAAACCCGTCCTTCATCAATTGGTAAGGCATACCTACTCCGAAAATGTCATTCTAAATTGCTGCGAAAACCGGGCACGGCGAGTCTGTGGTTCTAGCCCCAAAGACCCTATTGTATTAGTTTTTGTGATACATTGCAGAATTTCGCCCTGCGAGAGCACCTGCTGGTGTACCTGCTTCACGGTACCCCATACCGTGGAAATCGCCGTATAGCCCGATATCGTGCTTCCTGGCCCCTTGGGACCCCGGACGATGACTTGGACCACGGGGTGCTCGACAACGTCGCCCGAGCGAAGACTACGGCCCTCTAGCTGCCCGGAAGGCTGGTCAAACACCATAATTGCCGCATCCGGTTGATCTGGCATGTGGTTCACGTACACGGAGTAGCCCAGGGCTTCCTGGTCCGCCCGGATCACTTCTGCGAAAATTTCGGCTGGGCTACGTGTCATGCTTTGGCGAGGTAGGTGTATACTATGTCGTGGATGTTGTCGTACTCGGCATCGACTGTGATTTCGAGCCATTTCCGGTTGTAGGGGTCATCGTGCTGCCAGCAAGCGTATTCCTCGGGGTGCCGTTCCCGGCCATTCTTGAAAAACCCCCGCACCGGGGTACCGAAACCCACGATCGCTACTGTTTTCCAGCCGGTTCCCTCGGTGTACTGGACCCCGGATGCCAGAAGTGCCCCGGTATCTACCGGAGTTTCTTGCTTGGCTTCCTCGAACAATACCTTGGACGCCTTGGTGATACCCTTTTCGAAGGCTTTCGCCAGCTTGTCGCCATGCCTTGTAAGTGCCCGGATCATGGCGTCTGCGCCTACGAGTTGTGCTTTCATGCCCATGCCTCGTATAGCGTATCGCCTCGGGTGATCGGTGGAGTCGAGGATACTTTGAGTACCTCGTACGCCCCGGAATTTCTTTTAGGGTTGGCTAGGTACGGGACGGAGTTCAGGGTACCGTACAAGACGCAGCCGCCGACTGTTAGCAAATCCTGGGTAATGAGTTCTACGCGGGAGACGACTGTGGTGCCGACATCCGTTTGGATTTCCTGTACCCGGTTGTCCCAGCGGCAGGATAGCTCGACTGGTGCAAGGTACGTGGGCTCCCCGTCCGAGTTAGCTTTACCCGGTGCCCAATAGACCAGTGTTTGTCTCTGTGCCCGAGTTACGAGGCTCATTCGTCGCTACCCGCCCAGAAGAATTGCGGTTTCAGAAGCCCGTTGACTACCCGGTTGTTCCAGGCTGCCAGTCGCCCGGTAGTATCTAGTAGCATGGCGGTGGCGCCGAAGTGACTGAGACCTAGGCCGTCCGATAGCTTGTACTGGAAACTTTGTTGGAGCGATTTGACCTGTTCGCTGGCGATCCGAGTATCGGTGATTGAGATCAGGTGCGCCGTAACGTACCGGGTAACCAGTTCTAGCATCGCATCGGTAGGAGTATTGTCGATTGCGACAATACTCGATACGATCACGATCGCGGAATCGATAAAAGGCTGGACATCGGGTATGACTGTGGTATCGTACACGATGATTTTGTTGACAGCGGCTACCGTTGTGGTTACAGTCATCCTATGATACTCCCGAGAGCCACTGGGCTAGTTGCATTGGCGGGTACCGTAACCAGTGTCTGTTTCTGGGAACCTTGGAGGTATGCCACGTAGGTAACACCGGGGAATAGGTTAGCGAATTCGGCTACCCCGCTAGAGTTACTGTCCGCATGTCTTACGGTGTCAATGAGTGCTAGCCCGGTCGAGGTCGCCGGGACCTCGACTACCTGCATATTGACCCGCGTATTGGGTTCCACGTTGCCCTGTTCGTCGTAGACGACCCAGTACCCGGTTACCCGGCCTGGATCGCTAGGCGTTGGCGACTGGTGCGACAGGCTTGCGGTGACCGATGCGTTCGCTGATACGGTGACACTGGAAGACAAGGTAGAGTACCCAGATGCCTTGACAGTGTAGGCGTTTGCCCCGGAATTCAGCGCCAAAGCAAGCACCCCAGATGCGTTCGTGTTGCCCCAGGCGACGATTGACCCCGAGACGGATACCGTAATCAGGGCTCCCGCGATCGGAGCGCTCGTATCCGAATCTCGGGCAGTGAACGTAATGGTATATGCCCCGGTGCCCTGATTTGTGGTGTCTGGTAGATTGATCGGCTCTGAGACGTGGTCAGCCCAGGAGGCAGGCTGAGTAGCCCCCTCGAACACGTACCAGACAAATCCTTTGGCGTCGTCTAGCGTGGCATCGTACATTCCGAGATTGGGCGCAGAGCGTTCCACCAGCAATTCCCGGTGCGTTGTCCAGTCGCCGAGGCTCTGGGACGCCGGGAATGCGTAGAGGACTAGCCCCGTTGAATCAGCCCACTCGAAAGGACGATTTGCCATGACTATTCGGCTTTGGGTTCTTGGGTCTCAGATGCTGGTGTCTCTGCCGCTACCGGTGTCTCTGGGACCGGGGCTTCCGACTGCCGGAACCCAAGGGCTTCGGCGATCCGAGCGAAGCTCGATCGAACGGATACAAGCAGATCCCATTTGCCCTGGAGTTCTTGCACAGCGAAGGCTACGGAATCAAGGTCTTTGGCGAGTTGTTGGCGGTCTTGCGGCATTGTAATTTTCCCCGGTAAATGAAACAAAAGAAACAGGTAGCAGTATAACCCGGATTCCGGTACTTGCCGAAAAACGGGTGCCCGGCTAGTTTACAACATCAGGGACTTCGAGAATCTCGAATACCTGTTGTTGTTTATCCGGTGTTGCTGCATTGAACTTTTCGATGGTGACTTGCTTTTTGTACTCGACCAGCGACTGAAAATACGAATCACAGGCAGTCGAAAGAACATGCAGAGCATACTCTTCCGGTGTCCAGTCTGGTTCGCTTTCCGCCTTGTTGGCGTTTCGCTGCCCGGCTACAAAGGCAAGGCCCCATTGTTGTTCTTGAGTGAGTTGAGATAGATCAATCATGATTGAACCTATGAAACAGTGAATGCAAATCTACGGGTAACTCCATCTGAGCCGCGATAGACGAGATTTCCTGCCGTGTTCGAGGTCATCTCGATTGAGAATTGACCATTCGTGCTAAGTGTTCTCGTGGTCGATGGTGTGAGCGTGATATCTCGCAACAAGAGGTCTCGCAGAGTGCCTGCTGTGCCGCTATTGACTTCAACCACGCCGTTCGCGTTTTGTGCTAGTCCGGTTGTACCGGCAAATTTGATAATTTGAGACGTTGAAACAAACGCAATTCCTTGCGACCCGGATTTTACGCGGAACGTTTCAGTTCCGTTTGATTGAAAGACGACATCGGTCCCAGTCGAAGAATTGATGATTATGTCGCCAGAAGCTCCAGTTATTGTTGACAAACCGGCTATCGCCAACGTGTTTCCGGCGGCACCTGTCCCCAGCCCTTCCACACCCAGAGTGAAAGCCCCTCCAGTGGTGCTAGACAGGTACAGTCTCCGATAGTTACTGGCATCTGTGTAGGTGCCGTACAGTCGCCATGTTTGTGCGTTAGTGCCGCGACGCTGACCAAGTGTGTCAGCAGCATCGCGAACAATAACCAAATCCTGTGCGGTGTCCGCTGCGTTCCAGAACTCGATAAACCCAGTTCCAGCGCCAGTCAGTCTCAAGCCAGCGCTTGCCGTGACGTTCGCCATAGTCACATTCGCTACCTGAGCCCCTGTATCACTCCCCATGGAGAAAGTGACCCGATTAGTCGATGTGCTCCAGGTTGCTCTAAACCCGATGACCGTTGATTCGGCACCGAACAATACAGAGTTATTACCAAGCCGCATTCGCCCTGCTTGGCTAGTCGTGTACTTCTTGTTGTAAAGAGTCGCATACGTTCCATCATGGGACAACTCAAGCTCGTCCGTTCCAGGCGTGCCAGACGCGAAACGACATACGGGCGTTCCTGTGAATACTGGCGAAATCGCAGAGAGCACGCCACTATTCGAGATCGTTACTTGATTCGATGTTCCGAATCGTGCCGATTCTGCGCCGAGTGCCCATCGGTTAGTAAACGTGACATTCGTACCAGCGACTGGGTCCTGAATGAATGTCGTGATGTAATTGGTGAACGTGACGGCGTTGCTAGCCGCGATCGTGTTGCCCCCCAAATGATTCGTGTACGCTGCCGCAACTGTTCCTGCTGATGTTGTATCAGTAAACGTCGCCGGTACACCCTTGATGCGAATGCCGCTAGTTGTCCATGCAGCCGAACTAATGTTGCCGCTGAGATTGAATTGATTGAACGTCGGGTTGCTAATCGTTGGAGCAGTTCCGAACACCAACGCCCCGCTTCCAGTCTCGTCGCTAATGACGCCAGCCAGCTCGCTTGATGTGGTCGCTGCGAATTGGGATAGCTTGCCAGTTGTCAAAGCGACAGAATCAGTGATACCGTATCCGCTTAGCGTCGTCGGCTTGCTTGCAATGTTTGCAAAAGTGTATCCAGTGCAATTGGTAAGCGTTCCGCTAGATGGAGTGCCTAACGCACCGCCAGAGGTGACAGCGTCGGTAATCCCATAACCAGCCAACGTCGTTGGGTTTGTTCCAGCAGTAACAAGGCCCTTTGCGTTGACAGTTACGCTTCGGTACGTTCCAGCCGTTGCAACTGTAGCCAGCGTTAAAGCAATCGAAGTCGTTCCGCTGCCAGTAGCATCACCTGAAACCGTAATGCTTTGGTTTCCGGTTAAATAGCCAGCCCCGTTTGATAACTGGCTTGTATTCGTCGGGATTGTGATAACGCCAGTCGTCGAATTGTACGCACCAGAACCAGCGACGAACGAAAGAGCAGAACGAGCGTTGGTGGTTGCGTCGGTTATACCGTAGCCGCTCAGAGTTGTCGGCTTACCACTCAGCGACGAGAACGCACCGTCAAAGCTAGATGTGCCTGCTCCAATTGTCGCCCGCGTTGTTGCCGCGTCAGCCTGCGTCAACAGCGAACGACCAAACGTCGTTGTCGTCAACGCTGCAATCGCCGTGAGGTCGGCATCAAGTGGTTGATAGGATGACAAGTCGCTAAACAATGCAATTCGAGAGCCATTGAACGCCAGATCAGAGCCGCTTAGGCCGAGCGGAATATACGAAGTTCCATTGTTGAACGAAATGGTGCCAGTCGGATCAAGTTTGACGTTTGCAAATGTCGGAGCGCCGTGATCGCGGGCAACTTGATAGCCTGCGTAAAGCAGTTCCCCGTCATACGAGAAAAGTTCTCTAGCTTCCCCCACAGTTGGATCGTAAAGTCCGAGAACCCCAGAGTAGCCGTCTACTGGGTCGCCCGCTACTGTAACACTTTTGAACGCTACACTGTCCGTGGCAGCTAGTCCGATGTTACCCCGCGCGATATCCTTCTGCAAGCTAGAAAGAATCTGCGCAGTGCCGTACCGAACAACGTCGGTGAATGCTTTTCGGGTACCCGCGTAGGCAGCAACCACTATTTGGAATCCTTGAACAGGTGATCGTCCAGCTTATCGACTCGGGTTGTAAGACCGTCCACCTTGCCCTCGATCGAATCGAGGCGCGTGGGGATCTTGGAGATACTGGCTTCCAGGCTGCCCATCACCGATTTCACGTCATCCAGGTGACTGAATGCCCGTTCCAGCAACTTATCGACCCGGACTCCTGCCCACAGGGCTACCTTCCAAATCGCGTAGCCGATTGCGGCAAGCACAATCAAAAGAACCCCGGTTGCCGTGTACCCGGTTCCCGAGGCGATTTTTGTTATCTGGTCTACTGATTCGGTGGGAACCTGAGCAAATAACATAGTTACGGCTTTCTAGGTGGGGTACCAAATGCGGATAGGGACCCGACGTGGCTCTGAACTTCCCCGTTTGGTCCATATATTTCGTAGTATGGGTAGCTTTTTCCGGGGATTCCCGATTTCTCGTCTACCGTCTTAATAGTATAACCGATCGCTGCCCAAGTAGGCAGAATTCGCCGCTTGTCGTAGTCGCACCACCCGCAACCATTCATGGTATGCTGGACGACTACCATTTTCTGCTTTTCAGGGGCCGCAGGCTTCTCGGGTTCCTTGGGAACCGGCTTCTCGGCTACCGGTTCCTGGGCTACCTCTTGCGGGGCTCCCGGAACGAGGTTATCGGGCAAAGGTACCTTTTCGAGCAGTTCGATTGCCTGGGAGACCTGCTCCCGCAACTTCTTTTGCTGTTCGGTGATCTTTTGAACCGAATTCATCAGGCAGAAAGCGACAAACCCAGCGACTACGAATTTCCATGCGTCACTCATAGTGACTCCTTAGTGATTACATTCCCCGTGTAAACCCAAAAGGTATGATTCCGAGCGCACTGGTAAGCCTGCTGCATGGTGAATAGCCCGAATCCATCCTCGCCCCACCCGGCACCCAGTGGGCCGTAAAGTGGGTTCTTTGTTGGTCCCCAGCTATTTTCGCCATCTGGGTGAACCAAATCCTCTCCATCTACCCATTTTCCACTATGGAAAACATTGGCGTGGTTTCCTGGCCCGTTGCCGGTAACGACGTACCCGTTTTTCAGGCGATTAGAATACCGACCTACGTGCCACGCAAAGACCACTTGATGATCTCTTGCTAGGGCCGAGGCTAAAGCGATACTGAACGTACTGTAGTCCTGAGACGGTAGCCGGTATGCCTCGTAGCTGCGGTACAGTACGGACTGTTCAGCGGCTGCCTTGTAAATGCTTGCCGATACCGAATTTTTGTTGTAGGCTGCCGGGAACAGGACTTTCTTGCCCCCGACATCTAACTCGCGAGGTGCGATGCCTTTCTTGCTGAACTCCAAAGAGTCCACCAAGGCGCTACCGTTATCCCGGCCCCCGTTGATATTCATGTACAGGTAATGAGCGCTCAGGACAACGTGCGGAAGACCCTGGATGCCTCGGCGGTTGTGCTGGGCATTTACTTCTGCAAACGCACCACAAGCACCCATATCAGCCTGATTCGTGATCCAAGGCGATCGCAGTCGGCGAAACGTCTTGTACACGTCATTCTGGAGTGCTTTGCGGATATCGTTCTTTTCTAGGTAGAAGTTCTCGCCGTACTCAGGATACGCGAGGCACAGTTGCTTCTGTTCCTCGGTAGGGAGCAAAAGCCCGCAACGGACTGTTTCTCCGCCCTCTAGCTTGAACGTCTCTAGTTCCTGGGTCATTTCTTTAGGTCCTGTAGGCTTTCCTTGAACGGAACCGCCTTGACTACCCCGGTGACACTGCCATCGGATACCTTAGCGGCTGCCAGGAAAGGCGACTCGATCTTGTACTTCTCTTTGACAGCCGATAGGATAGGCTGCGCCCATTCGCTATCGTCGTCTACGTCCGTGAACCCTCGGCATTTGTTGTCCTCACAGAACTTCGGAAGTTCACGGAGGGCTAGAACCTCGGACACTGTGGGGTACTGCGTCTCATGGACGAACAGGACCTCAGTACCCTCGATCGATACCGGGACAATGGATGCCCAGGAAGTCCACTCGGACGGCGCGTGCTTGAGTCCCAGGGAGCCCAGGGACACCAAAGCCAAAACGATAGCAGGCCAAATCGGGATTTTCTTTTGCATCGGATTACGCCTTCGATGCAAGAATTTCCTTGACTACGACCTGGATAGCATCTGCCCCAGCCGTGTTGCCCTTGCTCTCGAAGAATTGGAGCAAAGACTCCGCCTTCTCCAGAGCCTCTAAACGGCCCGGAGCCGCGTTCGGTACTGGTTTGGCGTCATTGAGCTTGGATACGATCTCTTCGACGAGATCGGCAGCCACAGGGGCCTTGTTCTTGACGAACGCCCACAGGCCCCAGATACCGGCGCCACCGGCGCCCAAGATACTCAAAATGGTTGTTAGGTCTGGCATGATTAGCCCTTGTAGTATGGCACGGCTCCCAGGAGGATATCATCCTCAGAGGTAGCAAGGTGCTGGTCTGCGGACGCCTTGCGGTTCTTGAACCACTCATAGGCTGCCCAAATCAAACGGATAATGAGAATGATTGTTGCCGGGTCGATGCCAACCAAGCGACTGTCCGCCTTGACGGCGGCTTCGTAGGCATCCTTGTCCCCGTTAGACGCTAACCATGCGTCCTTGGCGACTCGCGCGGCGAGTCGCTTTCGCAATAATCCAAGTCTTGGCATTGTTACGCCTTGGCCTTTTTGGCTTCTGGTGCTGGTTGCCCCGGTGCCGGGACTTCCTCGATAAACTCGAACTTCGGCCCGTAGAGTTTGACGAGATCATCTCCGCTGACGAGTTCATCGCCCTTTTTCAGGAGTTCTTGACCGTGCATGTGCATACCTTCCACAATACGGTACTTGCGGAATACGACTGGTTCTTGTTCTGCTGGCATAATACTTCGAAAGGTTAGAGACAGAAAAACACCCCCGGTGCAGTATTGCTACTACACTGGGGGTGCTGCGGGGAGGGGGTTTGTGCCGACTACCAGTTATTAGGTAGTCGTTGCGTTTCCGGTGTAGTGAACGATACCACAGGTGCTGTTGATATCGGTCTTCATCTGTGGCACAATCATCGCCATGACCAAGAAGTTTTCTTCGAGGCCGTTACCGCTTCCCCATTGAACGGTGGTGATGTCCATACCCATGACGATCCGTGCGGTGCTTGCGTCTTGCTGGACGAGCAAGAGTTGGTTACCGGTGAGATAGTCGAGCATTCCGACGCTTTGGATGCCTGGGAGTTGTCCGATTACGTTTTGCAACGATCGGGAATCGTACAGGCTGAATTGCTGCATCATCGGACGGAGCAAGCCGGTGCTGTAGTACAGCTTCCAAGGACCGTAGTGCAACGATCGAGTGGACGCATCGATCATTTCGATGACCGAGTTGTACATCATCGTTGGGGTCCAACCGGAGACCGTGTGGTTCAGGAAGGCGCCCGTGATTCGGCTTGGGAAGTTGGTGAGACCGTAAACGGTGCCGCCACCGAAACTGTAGGTACCGTAGGTACCGGCTACAAGTGCCTCAGCTTGTTCTGCAACCTTGATTGCAGCCAATTCGAGGTTCGCTGTGTCGAGAGGCGTGTTGCCGTTGCGGGAGATCGCGATTGCCCGGCTGTTCATCGTGACTTGCTTGCTGATAACAGGCAGTGGCAAGTTGACGATGTCGTAGACTGGACGATCGTTATCCCCTGGGGTCAATCCGTCCATCGAGATCCGTGCAGCCGAGATATCGGACTGACGTTCATATTGGAAAACCGAGGTTCCCCAAGCGTTTGGAAGATTGACAACGAGGCCCGCTTGGCGGAAGTCGTTGACGAGACGCATTCGGGTACGGGCAGCCTTTACAACTTGCTCGTCAACCTTTTGCCACTCGTTCTTTCGCAGGGTTGCCCCGGCGTTAGCCAAATGAACGGTGTTGTACTTCGGTTCGCCGTTGTCGTCGTTACCGGCGAAAAGCGAAACGTAAGTCTTGCCGTCCTTGCCGATCCAGGGACGAAACATCCCCGCATCTGCGCCTGCTGCGAGCCACTTCTGTGATACAGAACCGTGGGCCGCGCCATTCAAAATGAAATCAGTTTCCATTGTAGAATTTCTCTCTTTGCGAACCGGGGATTAAACAACGCGGGCTTTGATAAGCTGGTTGGAAGCCACGTTACTTGCTTCCTCAGCTTGGAAGAACGTCTTGGCAGGCGTTCCGGTGGTCTTGATGAACAAGCCTGTTCCGTCCGAGATCAGGTAGTCACCGATCGCGACGTTTTCGCTTGCTTTGAGAAGCACGTACTTGAGTGCTCCTGGGAGGCAGTATTCGGCGAACACTGGGGCACCAACGGAGTAGGTGTTGCCTACGCCAGTGGAACCCGAGGTCGCATCGCCCTGGAACTCGTCTTCGTGGACGAGAAGCGTTGGGCCGACACCACCGGATACGTTGTGGACGTTGAATTCATCGGCGCTTGTCTTGCGGACAAGCATCCCTGGTTTGATCGAGGTACCCGAAGCCGCGACCTTTTCTTCGCGTTGACCTCGGGGGCCGTTCAAGTGGATCGTTCGTGCTGCTGCTGTAGTCATTGCTACGTGTTCCTAATTACTTGGCAGTGGATGGGAGGGTCAAAGGTGCCTCGACTTCGGCTGGAGGCAGTGAACCTGCCGAACCTACGAACCGTGGCTGGGGCTGGGTGCTCGCGTTTGCCACAACGACGGGTGCCGTTGCCAATTCCGCGATTCGCTCCAATTGGCTGGTGGAGAAAGAGGCCAAGTCGTCTTTCGAGAACTTGTTGCTCTTGTTTTCGATGATTGCAGTGATGTAGCCGCTGCGGAGGCGATCGTTCGCTACCAGGGCGTCACGCAATTGAGCCTGAATGTGCTTTGGTGCAGCGGCAACAACGTCCTCGACGCTGTTTGCGACTACTTCCGTAACCACTTCTGCGGGAGCAGGCGATGGTTCCGGGGCTGGCTCTGGGTTGGTTTCGGTCTCGGTGCTGTTTGCAACGGGCACCGAAAGAGCGAGCAAGGCGGAAACCTGTTCGTCGCTCAGGTTGGCAACAAATTCCTTGTGACTGTCGCCCAACTTTGCAATGAGTGTGTCTCGATCCATTTTGGCTGCCGTATTTACTACTAGAGGTTCGTAAGTGGTTTTTCGCTCCACTTGTATCAAATCTCCTAATAGTGTAACAGAACCATCTTTTTGTGCAAAATTTTGCTTGAAGAACTCCCCGTTCTTGTAGAAGATGACGCTATCCTTGAACACATCTTCCACCCAGACATCGTTCATGGAGCCCATAGGTCCCGAGGGCATAGGGCAGTAGGTCTCCATGACCGCTTCCCGGACCTCACTAATGAGTTCCATGAGAGACTGGTCTTTCTTGGCGTTGACCAGGAGTCGATCGGCTTCCCGAGTTCGCTTCTGGTTTACCAGGAGCCCCGCGCCGTCAGCGATCGAGCAGGCACCAGCGACATCGATCAGAATCGCCAAGTGGTCCGGTCGGAAGTTGGTGGCTTCGCCAACATATTCCTTGCCATTGAACGTACCATTGGTGATGGCAACGTCAGCCGTTAGACCGGTGCTGACTTCCATTTTGATGCCGGATTCCAAGGCATTGCGGATAATGTCGCCCTGTGGTACGATGTCCAGCCGGGCTACCTCGAACCAAGCCTCAGCCACCAGTTTCTTGGTGCGTTTGTTGTACTTGGTATTCAAGATCATCCCGACGCCGACGTTATCGAGCGCCTCTGGCGCGCAACCTGTGCCGTACTCACCGTTCGGCAACACTGGGTGACGAACGGTGATTGGCTTGTGGTTCCAGGCTTCCACGGAGTTCATGATCTGGGCCTCTGAATAGAGCAAAGGCCCCCGGCTGCCGGGCAGAACGCCCTCAACCATCATAGCGACAGGCGCTACAAGGTATTGTCTACCCTGCAACTGTCTCTTCTGAACCTTGTTGCTCAGATTGGCTATCAAATTCTCCATTTGCCCATCGCTCCAGATACTGTAGGATTCCACCCATGATCTCGGGAATGAATTGCCCGTACGCCTGTGCTACCGACGCTGTCGCCATGAGTTGGAGGTTGTTCAGAATAAGTTCTGCTAATTCCTGGTGATTATACACCTTGGGCGGAACAATCGCAGAATTTGCCAGATCCTCTACCGAGGTAACGAGCACCCCGAAGTCCTTGGCGACTGTGAAATCGTTAGCTTGGAGAGCCAAAGCCATCTTGTGTGCGGAGATCGGATCGAAAAACATGGTTAGCCTTGTGCGGTTGGTGGGTTACTGAGTCCTTGGTCTTTGCCCTTCCGGGTTACGGTCGAGCCTTTCTTCCGCTGAACTACGTTCTGCGGCGTCTTTCCTGGGTCTTTGGCTTTCGCCATGTTGGGGATCGAGGTGGGCATGTTGCCATTGGCTGCCCCGGTGTTTCCGCCCGCGAGTCCGGCGTTGAGTTCCTGGATCACAACCGACAATTCGGTGTGGGGCGCCTTCATGATCGCTTCCACTTCCTGGAAGCTGAACTTGAGGAACTTGGACAAGAACTCGGGCAACGGAACGAGCGCCTCGCCCCCAGCAGTGCTGTATCGCGCAAGGGCTTCCGTGAGATCCTTACCGACCTGAGCCTTCTCAGTTTCGGTCAGGGTTGCCAGCGGAATCCATTTGATGGTGTATTCGCCTTCGTCTTCCGTTGGTTTTGGCAGTGCTCCGGCCTGAATCAATCGATCGATGGTAGGTCGAATGATGTGCGGGCTACAGTACATATTGCGACGAAGTGCCACCTTTTCTGCCCAGGTAGTCAAGTCCTGGACAGCATCTGTTTTGCCCTGTACCGATCCAACGAAAACCTGTTGCGGAATGCCCTTGGTGATCGCAATCGTCCGCAGGATGTTGTCCACAAAAGGCGTAGGATTAGAAATCTGAGGGCTGAGGCTCTTGACACTGACCCCAACTGTGGTCAAATATCGTTGGAGCCCTTCCGAGTACGCCTTGGTTTCGGCTTTGAGTGCTTCGCGTTCCTCTGTCGAGAACTCACCAGCTTTCGGATCAACTTCGAACGAGTATCCTGGGAAGCCACCCTTCCAGAACATCTCGGCTGAGCCGCCATTGATCTTTCGAAGATCAAAGAGGCGGTTGAAGACGTTCTTCATCCGGGGCGTTCCGAACAATTCGCTCGTCACCAGATTGTCTGCAATATGGATACACCGCGACCAGTGTACCTTGAGTACCTTGGCAGACGGAACCGTGGAGCCATCCTGCAAATCACCGACGTATTCCGCGAATGTCAAGCTGTAGTATTTCGGCAGCCCGAAGCGGGGATTCGCTGTGTCGTTCTCATATTCGTTGATGATTACCTGGGATTCCTCGAATATCCGGTAGTACAGGATATTCGCATTCCCTACCGAATCCGCTTCCCCATCAACGGTGAATCCGGGTACTGGTTTATCGAATTCTTGCCCGTCGTCGAAACCCAGGAACAAGATGCCGTATCGCCCGATACCCGAGATACGGTCAACTCTCGCCAAGTACGAATAGAGATTCGTCTTGCGAATGACCTTGTCCACCGCTTTCTCAAACGGGGTTTCTCGTTCTTCCTCGGTTTCGTAAATCTCGGGATACTGTTTCCAGCATTCCGCTGGTTCGATGTCCACGACTCGCGCAGCGATGTCGTTTCGCTCGTACATCTGAACGTATTCGGACGGTCCCAGAGCCTCTGGGTATCCGCATTCCGAATCGATATCGCGGGTACCATACTTGCCGTCCAGAAGCTGGGCATTCAGGGCGCTTCGTGAAATGAACGCATTCACAAGCATCTGATTCATTTTTTGGTCTGGTATCACTTGAATACGCCCAATCTTGGTTTATAGTTGAATAGCCGCGAAAACGCGCCCGAGCTAGCGTCTACTTGGTCGTCGTTCTTGCCGTCTGGGAAATGCATGAACTCTTCGACGTATCGATCGTTCCAGGGTCGCCGGAGCAGAACCACGTTCCCTGCGTTCACTTGAACGCTAAACGTATCTGCCCTGGTGACTTTGTCCCCGGTTGCCTTCTCCGCGCTGACGTAATACCCAGGCAAATTACGAATGGTCATCAAACTGGAGTCCTTACCGGCACTACCCGGTTCCTCTTCTAGTCCGATCCGTACTTCGATCCCGTCTGCCTGAGCAGTCGATTTGATCTTGCCTTCCCGTTCCGAGGACGCCCATTGACCCCGGACCACGTCCAGCACCCAGTATGAGCCATCCTTATGGAGACCCATTTTAACACCTACGGTGTAATCGCCCTGTTTTTCGCTCCCTGCCTTATCCCAGTACCGGACAATCCGCTTAAATTCGCTAGCTTCCGGCTGGGCGGTGCTGTACCGGAATGCCTCGGTATTGAACATCCCGCCGCCGGGCGGAATAGGTGTCTGGAGAATCTGCCCGGCATAGCCGTAGGTGCCCATGTCCGACTTCATCTTGTCCAGGGATGCCCTGGTAAGCCGCACCGGGTCGAATAGACCGTCCACGTACTTTTCCCGTAGTTCTACCGGAAATACGTTATCGGTCAGTTCGCCGGGCAAGCAAATGTGCTTGACGTTTGGGCGGGCGAGGTACAGGGCAGTAGGGTCCTCGACTGATAGCCGCTGCATCACCAGGGCTGTCCAGGCTGCCTGTTTGTTGATCTTCCGCGTTGGAATCGTTTCTTTACACCAGATATGAGCACGCTCGATATCTGCCTTCGATCGGGCACCCTGGGGATTCAAAGGGTCGTCGATCACGATCAAGTGACCGTGCCGACCGATCACGTCCCCACCCACCCCGACAGCGAACCGGGCACCCAGTAGCGTGTTTTCCCAGTGGCCTTTGTTGTTCACATCGGGCCGAATTTTGATGTGCGGGAAGCACTTCTGGTAGAGAGGGCTGGTTATGACCTGCCGTGACTTTGCGCTCAAGTCGAATGCCAGAGCCTCGGTGAAGCTAGCCCCGATCATTTTGATGCTGGGATTGATCGTCCAGGCCCACGGGAGCAAAAAGATCGAGAACAAGGTGCTCTTACTGGTACCGGGGCTGATATTCACCACGGTATCGTAGGGACAGGGTTCCCCATTCATTGCCCGGATGGTCGATGCCTGGATCTCGGCACACAGGTACGGAAAGTGCCAATTGGCAACCAGAGGCTCCCGCGAAACCGTATGCCAGAACCGCTTGACGAACTCGAAGTACGAGTTTCGGCAAGTGTTGGCAAGTAGTTCGTAGTAAGATAGCTGCATTTTTAGGCACCAAACCCCGTTGACATATTAGCAATCCTTATTGTATACTACATTTTTGTCAACATGCCTAAAAAATGAGCACCAAATGAAAGAACTGCCTAAAAAAGTGACAAGAGCCGAGTTCCGGGAACTGGAACGCCGCGCGAAGTACATCCTGTCCAGGCCCCAGCAACACAAACCGGCTGCGGTAACGCTAGCACAAGAGGTGCTGGCGATTGCGGTTCAGATGGACAATAGCTGGGCAGAGATATTCCCAGTGTTCGAATTGGTGGATAAGAAGATCCGAGAGCAGGGCTACATTCTGGAATCAGGTCCCTGGGGCTACCAGCTACGGCATCCGAACGGGCACGTAGCTAGTTGTGGTAGTACAATGCGTGAATGGCTCACCAATCACGCTGTAAAGTACGGCGACCAGGAAACCCAGCCTTACGATCCAGCCTGGGACGACTGATCGTTCTCTTGTTCGGCCAGGGCTTCTAGTGCCCGTTGCTGCTTGCGTTGCTGGGCTCGCTGCTTCATGAGGAAGTCGTGAGCCTCTTTGTCCAGGCGACTCATTTGCTCATACACCAGCCGCATGGCTTCTTCTCGCTTTAGCTTTGCTCGCTCATTGAGATCGCTAGCAGAGCCCGGTTTTCGCTTCAAAGTCTTCTTGACCTTGATCCTGATGCCGTGTTCTGACTCGGGATCGACGCTCTTGAAGTGGTCCCGAATCTCTTTGGATGCCCGGCAAGAGGTCTGGAAGTGTGGTGGGGTGATCTTTGGGGTATCCTCGCCGTAAGGGAAGAATACTCGCCCTGCCCGGTAGCTACCAGAGATACGCACGATATGGGGAATGTTTCCGCCATTATCTTCCTTGATCTGGTTGGCTGCCTCTTCCCAGGTAGCAATGATTACGCGGCGAACGACCGATTTGGCAAAACCAGTTCTGGCTGCCACTTTGGCGGCTACCTTATCCGTGAAAGATAGCTTGTACGTTTTCTTCTCGACTTTTTCTTCCGACATAGTTTCCCCGATAGGTTAGTGGAATACCCAACATAGCACAGAAATGGGATCATGTCAGAATTTCCCTTAAACCGGGCATTCCCAGTAACCGTTACCCGGTAACAGCCGGAATTCAAACCCCAGGTCACTTGCTCAATCGAATCCCAGCAACCGGTCCCCAGACGCCCAGGCCCCAGGCCCCAGGACTGCCCGGCAGCCGGGTATCAGTCCAGGTACCCAACCGGTCGGCTACCGGGTATACCGGGGCAGCCAAGCCCCAACATATGCCTGAGGTCGCGTATCCCCGGTTTGGAGCAGGCGCGCCGAGCCTTCCCCGGCTTTAGAAACCGCTATGCGGTAGCCAAGGAAGTGCGCCTGCTTGATGGTGAGTATAGCTGTAGTGCCGTGCCCATCGCAGATCGAACGTACATCGGAGCCCGTTCGACAGTCTAAGCTACTTTAGGAGCAAATCCGACTGCCCCTCCCGGCTTGACCCTTCTCAGCGTTGCCTAGGTCTGCCATGTATCCGGGAATCCCCACAGTATGGCTAGTCACATACGCCCTGCCGTAACCAACAACCAATAACTTCTATGGAAGCCTTGTTTTTGCTAGTGTCTGGTCCCTTTCGAGAGCCCCCGACGACGTATGAAGAATGCCCGCGCACGGGATTCGGGGGACATTGTAGCATACTTCCTGGTTTTGTGCAACTATTTTTGCGTATACTACCAAAACAAGCAGAAAGGAGCCTTGTATGCAAGCAGAAGTTATTCACAGTTCGTGCCTAGATGCACTCCCGATGGCCCCAACCTACGATTTGGTCTTTGCCGACCCGCCATTCAACATCGGGCACCCCTACAAGGGCTTCCAGGACCGGAAGCCCAGATGCGAGTTCGAGAATTTCACGTTAGAGTGGGTTGGATGTGCGTGGTACGCGACGAAAGGCGTTTTGTGTCTCTATGGCCCAGACGACCTCGCAACGCTTTACATGCACGCTGAGAGGGTTTTGGGGCTACATCGCATTGCCTGGGTCAATTGGCACTACAACTTCGGCCAATGTCGCCGCACAAACTGGATCGACAGCCGAACCCACTGCCTGATCTATGCCAAAGATCCAGAAAACTACACCTGGAACCCAGAATCGGTCTTGGTGCCCTCGATGCGGGTCAAATACGGCGACAAACGAATCAAGGATTCCCCGCGAGGTGGCTCTCGGGTACCCGGCTGCGTATGGGGAATCCCCTCGGATGGGCCGCACTGGGGCCGGGTTACCGGAAATTCCAAGGAAAGATGGAAAAATCACCCTAACCAGCTACCGATTCGGTTCCTGCGCAGGCTGATTTTGGCGTATACTAACCCCGGAGATTGGGTTTGCGACCCTTTTACGGGTTCCGGGACCACCGGACTGGTCGCAAATCGCGAAAACAGACGTTTTACCGGGTTCGATATCTCGCTGGAGAATGTTGAATCGGCAAGAGAAAGGATCAAGAATGGCTACTACCCTAGTAGGTTTGGCTAAAGAGCCGTCTACGCCAAGGCTGCGGCAACGCAAACCTGCGGAAAAAATCAAGAAAGGTGACTATTACCGGCAACCCAATGGCACTTTGCATCCGTGCGATCTGCTCATTGGCAAGGATGTCGGCGATCGGCAGATTTTCACCACAGACCCGTCGTTTACAGTCCTGGTTGAGTATGCTGGGCCTTACGGAGTGTATTTGCAGGAACCCCCGTACGCCCAGCAGTGGGAGAAATGGAAGTATCTCATTCGGTTTCTGGAGCAACTCGGTGAGGGTACCCTGGAGTTTAAGGGCGCCTATTCCAATCGCACCTACAAAATTGTGGGTATTTCCGACACGTATCTTCAAGTACGTGACTGCACTCAAATCGCGGGAGGCATCGATCGGATCTACCCGGTACATATCCGAAGCATCCCGCTAGCCTACACCAAGGTAGACGGTACCCCTTTCACCCCTATTCATGACTGAGACCAACAATTCATGGACCTAAACCTTTACGTTGTATCGTTGGTGTCCCTCGGGCTTGGCTACTTGCTAAATGCCCACCGGAACCATAAAATCATAGTGGACAACAAGGCAAACCTGCTGGGTGTTCACTCGGCCCAGATCGCCGATCTTCAAGCCCACTACGTCGAGCTATCTCGCGAAGTGTTTGAAGACGGGGAAGAGTAGCCATGACCACACAAGACACACAGGACGTACTGTTCTGTATTGTTTGGGGAATAGGGCTGGTAGCTTGTGCTATCGCCCTTTTTTGTGCTTGCTGGGTAATGCGTTTACTCGGCGAGATCGATAGATTGGAAGAGACGTTGCGCCACAAGTGCGACGAAGTCAAGCAAAGCGAAATCCGGTGGCGAGCCTTGCAAAACTTACGGAAACTATTGGAACAAATCGTAGTCGCCACCCAAAAGAAAGATGAATAATGACAAAACTAGGATTTTCAGACAGTATGTGGTCTCCTGGGAATAACTTGCAAATCAGCATGTACAAGTTCAAGGTGGGAGACCGGGTCAAAGTGGAATCAATCCCGCTACGAGGCGTGGTGAAGGAGCGCATGTTCGTTGCCCACGTATGGCCGGGGCGTACCGAGTACAAGGTCGAGTTCACCGGTGCCCAGGGCAAACAGCAAGCGCTCTGGATCAACGAGAGCGACCTCGCAGCGGACAAACTCACCAACGCAGAGTTGGTAGTGGAAATGGCTGCCGAGTACGGGAGAACCGAGGGCGTGAAGTGTACCAAGATGTGGGCACATGCATACAAACTCAAGTTTGCTGGGTTTTCGGAGCTTGAAATCCATTTTGGACTCCACAACCCAAACAAACGGGAAATCTTCGTGTACCCGTACGTCGCTGTTACAGGCCAAGGCTATAAAAAAGTACCGGATTTCGGCGACAAGTACTTCAACGGCGACGATGCCGATGCCCAGGCTAAGAAGTACATCGAGGATATCCTCGCCTCACTTCGCAAGCCCAAGGTGGACGTAGAGGCAGCCGCCACTGAGGTATTCGACACCCTGGAGCGTTTGTACCGCTTCAAGCCGCACGACAATGGCAACAAGCGGGTTACCCGGTACACAAGCAAGCTGGAACAGGCCAAGGCCAACGCAGGCGCCGAGGCCCAGGAGCTACATATTACCGCCCGATACTTCTCATCGGGAGTGGTTTTGTTCCAGTTGGAACTGTCTGGACAGCACAGATTCTTCGAGCACACCAGCAACACTCGTTTCGGTTTCCGGGTAAGTAAGCCGGGTACCGATGCCAATGCGGAATACGTGTTGTTTGATGCCGATCCAGACCAGGATCGACGCAGAACCGGGTGTACCTTTGACCTCGCGTGCCGCAAACCACTCGAAGGGGAAACCCAGAAAGAATACGTCAAGTACCTCTGGACACGTTACGAGACTGTAACCCGCCTCCACAACTCAGCCCGGTCCGCCTACTACCGATATGCGAGGGCCAAGGACCTGGAAACGGATAAAGTGGCTCAGTACAAGGAAATCATGAACCACTTTGGTTTGACGCTGGTCGCGGGCGTTAAGATGTCGCAACCGCACCCGTACTACGAGACTCGCCGGGATCAGTCAGGAGGCCGTCCTATCTATGCCCAGTTCACGTACAAGGATGGCAAGATCCATACCGAGTTCAAGAGCCTCAACCCCAACTACGCGGTCATGGACTCCGTCAGGTACCCAGGTACTCAGAAACTGATGGATAGCCGAATGTTTGCGTCTGTGGGTACCATCGAACTATCTGCCCACAACACCATACGCCCGATGGATGTCACCGACCGGCCCAAATGCATCAACGAGATTCACTGGGTAATGGAGTTGGTGGGGGCGATGAATGAACTCATTGCCCGGCGAGAACGGGAATCCTGGGAACCCGTTTCTCCTGTTGCTCTTTCCGGTAAGCCATTCTTTACCAACAACTCCATGAAGGACCGGGCCAAGGAACTGATCGACAACCCAGGCTCTGTGGTTACCCGTATCGACACAGGAGACCTTTTCACTTCTGGCGATGTCGAGTACACCATCAAAGTACGCAAGTACCTGTAGCCTGTACCCTACACCCAGTAACTCTTCCATAACCCCGGACTAACCCTCCGGGGTTTCTTTTTGCCTTCACCCAAGGCTTCTACTAGGGCGATTCTCTGCCCTCCACCCTTCTGCCCGGCTTCCCAGCTACCCGGCTTCCCAGGTGCCTCGACCTTTCTGCTACCCGGTTGCCCAGGTGCCCAGGTGCCCAGGTGCCCAGGTGCCCAGGTGCCCAGGTGCCCAGGTGCCCAGGTGCCCAGGTGCCCAGGT